CCTCGAACAAGGGGTGTGATATTCCGTAAGACAACAAAACAACTTAGTAACAGTGGCGGTCTTTTTGATGCAGCTATCCAACTATATAAAAAAGTTGACCCAAATTTAAAGATTAGAAACCGTGACTTAGAGATCATATTCAGTTCTGGTGCTACACTTAAATTTGCATATCTGGATAATCCCTCTGATAAGTACAATTGGCAGGGCGCAGAGCTGAACTTTCTTGGTTTTGACGAAATTCAGCAGCTTTCCAGAGCTAACGTAGTCTATCTTTTCAGTAGATTACGGTCAACATCTGTGGACTTCAAGAAGCAAATCTTTGCTACAGGCAACCCTGACTACGATTCATTCATTCGTGAATGGGTTGAATACTCTTTAGACGAAAGAGGTATTCCTATCTTGAAGGACGAATATCCTAATAGATACTTTGTTCAGGTATCAGGTGGTGGAATGGAGTGGTCAGATTCAAGAGAAGAGTTGGAGAAGATACACGGTGAAGGCGGTGAGTCAGGTATTATGAGCTTCAAGTTTGTACCTGGGAATATATACAGTAATCCTGTATTAATGAAGAATGACCCCAGCTATATCTCTAAGTTAAAAGCTCTTCCCTTGGTAGAAAAAGAGCGTCTACTTTATGGCTCTTGGTACGCACGAGAAAGTGCATCAGGTTATTGGAAAGAACACTGGACGACCGAAGTTCTTTATCCACCAGCTAGGGTCTTAAAACGAGTTCGTTGTTGGGATTTGTCTTTCACAAAACCAAATGAATCGAGTTCAAAGAACCCTGACTACACAGCGGGTGTACTGATGTCAAAAGACACAAAAGCACTGTACACCGTTGAGGATGTTGTCCGTATCCGAGACAGAGCGCACGTTGTTGAGGAGCTTATTCTTAACACAGCAAAAGCAGACGGTAACAACGTAATTGTCGGGTTACCGCTCGACCCCGCTGGTGGTGGAGCTTATGCAAAAGGCTTACAGAAACGCCTACTTGAAGCTGGTTTCATCTGCAGATTGGTTAAACCTGTGAAAGCGAAGGTTCAACGTTTCGCACCGTTCGCAGCAGTAGCAGAGGGCGGTTTTGTGAGTATTGTAAAGGGTGATTGGAACTCGGAATATCACCGTGAACTAGAAACATTTGATGGTTCTAATAAATTTAAGGACGATCAAGCCGATGCCTCTAGTGATTGTTTTGCTTTGTTAAACAAGCAACAAAACCTCCCCTCCTTCCAACTCCCCAACCTAACCCAATCCACCCAATTCGGCTTCCAATCTTCACAAATCCCATCCGACCTAGTAACACCCCTCTAGGCTTAAAACATTCAGGTTATTAAATGACAAGAAAACAAATAAAAAAAGCTCAATCATCATTAGATAAACCTGAACCGTTTCAACTAGGTGAGATGGGAATATCTGGTGCTCCAATCTTTGCAGGCATTCCAGCCAACGAGATTAAGCGAGAGCTGAATTTTCCTACTAACTTGACAACGTTTAAAAAGATGATGTTGCATCCAGCAGTGAATGCAAGTATGTCATTGCATAAATCAATGTTAAGCAAGGCAACCTTCCGTGTCTTACCTTGCAAGAATCCTACAGCAAAAGAGAAGTTCCAAGCTAAGAAGATTGAAGAAATGCTTACTGACATGGATACACCTTTGGAGGATGTTGTTTCCTCCAGCTTGTCAGCATTGGAATATGGTTTCGCCCCACTTGAAAAAGTGTTTCGCTTACGGGAAAAAGCCTTTGGGTCTAAATACAGTGATGGATTGATTGGTGTCAAAAAGTTAGCCTTACGACACCAAGAGTCAATTGACACCTTCATCTTCGATGATGAAGGTAACGAAGTCCTCGGTTTGAAACAAAGCTTGACGAATGTAAATGACCCAATGGGGCGTTACACTAAATGTGCCAAGGGTGACATTGTGTTACCCCGTGAGAAGTTCATGCTTTTTACCGTAGGTAACGACAAGAGTAATCCTTATGGAACTAGCCCTTTGAGGAATGTTTTTTTACCGTGGAAGTATTTGCAAGCGATTGAGGAACTTGAGGCAAGTGGCATTGCCAAGGATCTAGCTGGACTACCTTTTATTCGCATCCCTGCTCAAATGATGTCAGCCGATGCAAGTACAGAGCAGAAGCTTGCTTTTGAGCAATTCAAAGCAATCGGACGTAATCTACAAAACAACGCACAAGCTTGTGTAATCTTACCAAGTGATTGTGACCCTGATACACGTCAACCTTTGTTCAGTTTAGAGTTACTGGAAAACGTATCAAAGAAGAGTTTCAACACTACCGATGTGAAGTCCTACTACCGTGAGATGATTTTCATTGGGTTGAGTGCTGATTTGTTGCTGATGGGAAACACAACCACAGGTTCATTTGCATTGGGTGCAATTAAGCAATCCTTGACAGGTGCAACCGTCGAAGGCTACCTCAAAAACATTGTTCAAACATTCAACCTTGATTTGATTAAACACTTGTACGAGTTGAACAGCTGGGATGTCAGCCGCATGTGCGAACTGGATTTTGAGGGGTTCGAAGATGTGGATTTAGACTCCTTTAGTAAGTCAATCCAACGAATTGGGTCTGTAGGTTATCTCCCACGTACACTAGATGTCGTCAACGACATTCTAAGAAAGCACGGATTAGACGCACTGCCAGAAGGTACTGAACTGGATGATATTTTACCAGAGAAAACATCGAAAGCCTCAGAAGGCATGAAAACTGCTGCTGACGGTACAGCCAATGAAGTTACTGGTAAAGACTCTGCTAGTTTGAATACCGAGAATAGTTGATATTTGTAACATTTCGTGTTACAATTGTAGATTGACAACGGCTAGGGTCATTCCCGAAAAGAAGATTAGTTACCTTCCTGCCTGTTGTTTTATTAGTAACTTCCATTAACTAAGGAATACAATGACAAAGATACTTAAGAAATATGAGTTAAATAGGGAGTATGTAGTTCAGATATTAGAGTATGAACCACAAACTGGTGAATTTTTCTGGCTAGTACCCAAGGCAATGAGAGTTAACATTGGAGACTTAGCGGGTAACTATCGTAAGCAAAGTGGATATGTAACAATTAGTATTGATAATGTAGACTACAAAGCGCATCACTTAGTCTGGTTGTACCATTATGGAGTTTTCCCTGTACTAGAGATTGACCACATAGACGGTAATCGAGCGAATAATAGGGTGGATAATCTAAGAGAGGTCACATCCTCTACCAACGCAATGAATCGTAAAATGAGGGAAGATTGTTCATCAGGGGTCACTGGGGTAAGCCTGAGAAGAGGAAAAGGGAGAAACGGGAATCCATATCACGCATGGGTGGCGTTCTGGTGTGATTCAGACGGTAAACAGCGGTTTAAGAATTTTGCTGTAATCAAATACGGGTTTGATACCGCCAAGCAAATGGCAATATCCTACAGAGAAGCACGTATACGTGAACTAAACACAGCAGGCGCTGATTACACAGAAAGACATGGAAAGCAATGTTCACAGCATTAAACACTCTCCCCTCATTAGAGGGGAAACCTAGAGACATTCGTGTACTCTTTGCAGACACAGCTAATACAGCCTTAAATTCAGGACGCTCGGAAGATGAAGCAATTTTTAAGGGTTTAGCTGTCGTAAAGCAAGCAGAGCAGTTCAGTATTAAAAAATACACCAGACCTGTTATCCCTTTGCACTTACAAGCAATACTAGACCTCAAGAATGCTCCTAAACCCTCTAAAGAAGAGCTACAAGAGCTTGAAAAAGCAAATGAACCTGTAAGTAGCTTACAAGCTGGAAAAGAGATTGTTAGTGCTGAATTTGACTATCAAGGACGTTTAACATTAAAGTTCAAGGATGGTAAGAAAATCATCAGCAATGTTGCCCCTGTTACAGCGGTGCAGAACACAGTTGTTGTTACAGCCTCAGGTGGCACGGGAACAATCAGTACTGAAACAGAGGGACTTGATGAGCTTACCTACAGCGGAGAGGATTTACAAAGAGTGGACTACGCAGATGGTACATATAAGCTCTTGTATTGGACGAATGGCGTCTTGGAGTATGTAGACCACTTCCAAACAGACCAAACAGTTCGTAAGACTCTTAACTACACACTTGGGGTATTGACCTCGGTTTTAACAGAAATATTATAAAATGACAGCATATACTCTAGCAGCTAACGCAAATTTGAGACAGGTGGGTACTGCAGGTGTATGGGGTGTGGTAACTGCGAGAACTGGCGGTGATACAGTAGATAGTAATGGATTCAATTTAACAATAGACCAAGACACAAGGTACGGTTTTAGTGGTACAACTTCTACAAGTTTTGGCTCTATAACCATTAACGCAAACAAAGGTGGTCAATTAAATATTGATGCTAGGTTTGTTCGTATGATACCGTTTACAGGTGGCTCTGGGACAATTACTGCAGGTACGACAATTACTTGCGGCTCAGGTACTGGGGCAGTCATTGGGTTATATTCCTCATTAACAACTGCTCCAGTGTTAACAGGAGTGGCATCAGGTTGGATTAAAGTAACCGCTTGGAACGGTATATCTTTTCCTACCAGTGGTACATTTACTCAGGCAGGTTATACATTCACAATCTCAGGTGCAAGCATTGTAGGGTTTATTGAGGTGGTGGGAGATGAAGCTGGGACGATTGTAGCAAATCGATTAGGTTCAGTGAACATCACAGGGGAGTGGTTTGAGGTTGGCACAACATCAGGCTCCTCTGCTACGACTTACCAGCTTCCCACCAATGGTGCTATTCAATACTACCCATCATTATGGGTGGAGACAGGTGTAGGTACAGGTGTATATGAATCTTATCCGAACTCTGGCTCTTTGGTTGCAGCAAGTTCTACACCAACAGACGCAGTACGTGGTAAGTTCTGCTGGACAACTACAGCAGGGGTGCTACGATTCGGCTCAGACGGAACAAACACTGTAGGTTATCTCCCACCAGCAGGGTTAAAAATCCGCTTACCAAATATCCTTTTAAACAATTGCACCACGGCAGCAAGGACTGCAAATGTCTTACCAAACGCTACCTTAGCAACAAGGTACGATTTTACCTGTACTGGCGGTGGCGTTGTAAACATCAACAAAGCTAACTGTAACTGGTATCCAAGTTTTAACCAAGCATTTTCTGTAAATCTTAGCTACACAGGCATCGCAGAGCAACTACTTGTTTCTGAGATTGCTCAACCTTGCATTTGGGATAATGTTGCTGTGGGACAATCCGCAGCACAGGCTCAAATTGCTTTATCCATGTCCTTGTGCTTTGCAGGTGGAACAATTAGTAATTGTAATTTTACTCGTGCAACTCAGGCTACAGCTCTGGCTGTACGGACACTTACAGATATTTCAGATTTTGTGTTCACTGGGAATCGTTGGAGGTCTAGGGTTCTTCGTGCTGCTGCGAATACAATGATGGCAACTGATACTAGGGTTGCAGATTGTACGTTCACAAATGAAGTGACTATGGGGCAGATTAACCTTGTGACCTGTACTAATGTAACGTACACAAACCGCGTTTACTATGACCAACTTATAGCAACTACAGCAACCAATCCTTTAAGTGCTTGGGCTTTGTCTTCAAACTGCGTAAATATTAAATTAGATGGTTTAACTTTTGGAGGGTTGACAAATGCTCACCCTTACACAGCTATCCTAAGTATTGCTGCTGCAGGGTGTACAGGTATTAAATTAAGAAACATCGGCACAAGCCTTGTGCCGTTGAGTCTAGGTTCTGCAAATGCAACAGGTTTGATATACACCCTTGCCGCTGGTGCTGCTGCCTCTGATGTTAAAGTACAAAGGGTTTACTGCTCGAACACTAGAATAGGTGTTATGACAGGAGACAACTCCAGTACACGAGTGGTGGAAGAGAGTGTTTTTGGGGACTATGCTAATGCAGCTGTTGTTGCCGCTGTTTTAAACTACACTAGAAAAGGTAGAGGCGGTACGATAGCTGTTACAGCACAAACTGCTATTTACGGTACACATTGGTACGACTGCTACACAAGCACAACAGCAGGACGTATTGGTTTAATGATGAATGAGGCAACATCATTAACCTCGTCTCAGATTACTTTGACAAACGGTGCAGCGTTTACTTCAACAGGTGGTTTGTACATGCCAACAATAGGTATGACAGCCCTCTTTGAGATACCTTATTACCTAATTGGTCATACTGGGTTTCAGAACTCACCTGCTATTATGGCAGGGGGTACATCTACTAACTACACGTATGGTTTTCAGATAGATAAGAATGACGGTGCTGGTTGGAGTACATTAACTTCTGGTTCTACGACTACAACTCTTGCAACTGCTTTAAATGCTTTAACAGGTATTAATGCATTACTGGGGTTTAAGCTGAGAATCAAGATTACAACTACAGTTGCAAACACTACAGCTATAACCTCATTCTATTTACTCACCAGCTCAACTACAACAACTCAGGGTTATCAGTATCCATTAGAGACTAATACTTTCACCTTGACTGGGTTAGTATCAGGGTCAGATATTGTGATAAAGACAAGTGATACAAACACAGCATTGGTTAACGTAGACCAGAACCTGACAGACTCTTACGGCTATGTTTATACTTTCACTCCGAGTACTTATGTGGATATAAAAGTGATAAAAGCTGGTTATATCCCTTATCAAGTCTATGACTACCTTCTCAGTAGTGCCGATGCTTCACTACCTATCGCTCAAGTTATAGACAGGAATTATGTATGAAATCACCTCCTAAAATTACACTCCGTATAACGGACTCTACTGATGGTAAAAATATCGGATATGAGTTTGTTTTCTTAACAAATCAGATTGTCTTTGGAGATGGTGTAACCATTGACTTTGATAAAACAATTCCCTTGACGGACGGTATCCGTTTTGCATCTAGTTCTTATATCATCGACACTATACAGGTAAAATAAAATGGCAAAAATCACAAACCGCGCTCAACTAAATATAGGTACAGAGCTAACAGTAGATGTAGGTACTAGGACTATTACATTAAATGTTGCAGGTAACCTTGTAGCAAAAGATGGTGTATCTTGGCAAGCACTTTATTCTAAGTTAATTCAACTTTGGGAATCCTCTGCATATAATGAACACCCTTTTCCGTTCTATACAATTGACGCTCTGTCAGGTCAGTTTAATATAGGTTTTGATGGTACTAGATACAACAACTGGGTATTTGGTGGAACTTTGGCTACAGGTACACGTCTGTATCTGCGTGATGGTGGTTGGAATGAGTACACCCCCACAGGTGCAGGTGCTGACGGTACGGCGGCAGCGGGATCGATTTCAAGCACCTTTGCAGGTGTAGTGTCCCTAGGTTCTGTTTCAACCGCTGCACAACTTTATTATCAAAAAGTAGCGGCAGGTGCTGCGATTGACTTTACTTACACAGATGCTGCTAACTTAGGTGTGCAAGTTTATGGTGACGCTGCAAACGGTAACTTCACTAATAACACTTACATGAAGGGTTATTGCCGTATTTACGCTAAGAAGTACACTGACTCTGTTTTAGCGGATACAGGTAAGACAGGTACTGGTGCATATCTTGTTAATTTGTTGCTATCTAACTCTGACGACTTAGACATTGTTAACACCGATACGGACGTTATTACAACACCTATTACACCCTATAATAAGATGCGTATCAACTATTTCTCTGGTGCTTTCCAGAAGGACGTTGACCTTGTGGGTACGCCTCGTAGTTTTGGTATTGTCGTGGATGTAGGCACTCACTCAGGTATTGATGGTTCTGGCACTTCTGGTGCACCTGTATTTACTTCCACAGTAGGAGGTATCACAGGTGCAAATTTCACAGGTGGTACACTACGCATTCACACCGGCGCTGCGAAAGGTCTGTATACGATTAGTGGTTCTCCTACAAGTACAGTGGTAACTTTAACAACTAACTTATTAGGTGCTGCCTCTGGAGCAAGTTTTACGCTTTCACCTGCTACACCTGTTACAGCAACACTGAAGCAAGTTTACACATTCGTACAAGCCAAGTTACGTCAAGCTACTACAATTAATAATGTCAACGGTGGTACTTCCGTAATCGGTAAAACAGCTTCGTTGCTGATGAACTGGACAGCTAAACTTGTTTGTGGATTTTATGCCCCAACAAACCCCGCTGGAGGTGGCACAGGTGTAATTGTTGAAGGTCTAGCAGATGCAGATATTAATACAATTCAGTTCTTCGATAATTCCGCAGCTCAACGTGAGTACCCTTTTGCTTCTGCAGGTACACTAGATTTCTCTGCTAATTTAGTAGGTGGCTGGTACGTATTGTATTATTCCGATTTATCTTCTACGAACGACTGGGGTACTACCAACGCTGTTATTGTTAAAAACAAAGCAGGAGTAGATATTGCGGGGACAGTTGGTGCAGCGTCTATACCTTTCAATTATGACTACACCAATGACACAGCAGGTGGATTACGCACAGGAAGTACAGACACTGCTGTTACCCTAGTAGCAGGTAAGTCTGGTTCTGCTAAACCTGTTGTTGTGGCAACATCTCCTAGTGGTGGTTTAACTGCCTCAAAAGGAATTAAAATTGCAGCAGTTGCCGAAACTGACCGAGCCTACGCATAATGGAGTAAATTAATGGCATTAACAATCGACCCTGCTACAAAAAGATTTGTACTGGATAGCAACAATGTCACAGTTCAAAGCATATACTCAGCTTGGGTTGATTGGCTAGCTGTCGGGGACAATAGTAAATATTTACCTGCTTTTTCTACTGTAGGTGGTGACACTTTAGGAGGGGGGTTGTCAATACCTCCTTATTACTTTTTAATAAATGGCTGGCGTGTTCGCCCAATGGAAGCTAATCAGACACTGGTTCTTACGGGTAACCTGTTTGTGGATGGTGGTGGTGATCCCATTGTACCAACACTCGGTGTATTCAATGTTTTGGTGAAGTCCGTTGTTCCTGTCCAAGCTCAAGGTATCTCTACTGGTGGTGCAGCAGACCCTGCAGTTGTAGCACAAGCAGTACGTGACGCTCTAGCTGTTGAACTAGCAAGAATAGATAAAAAGATTTCATCAAGAGCCACTGCTGCTGATATTGTGGCACTATCTAGGTAGTAATTGAATATAAATATCTGATATAACATAAAATAGTGATAAAGTCCAGAATTATTTTAATAATACTTACTTTTCCCTTGATTTTTATGTAACAATATGTTATAATTGAATATAAGTACAGGAAAATAATGAATAATAAATTTAAACCCACGGATGCTGTACTAGATAACATCCAAAGAGGTATTGCTCTTAGTAAGAAATATGAGCGAAACTCTTTTGCTGGTCAGCACCGCAAACAGCAAGTTGATATTACTAAGTCCTACTTAGTCAACGGCTTTGACATTAAAGCTGTGAGTAATATCTATCACACACTGTCTAAATTAGAGAAATCAATTAAACCTGATACTCGTTTGTGGGATGGTGGTTGTACTGATGACGTGATTAAATATTATGCTCATGGTGGTAAGGCGGGACTTGCTTGGTCAAGGTTAGTCTTAAAAGAACAAGGAATGCTTGACTCTTATAAAAGAGATGTTACTACGGCTGAAACAGAAGAAACTGAAAACGACTCTATTGGAAGCATCGGAGTTCTGAAGTCAGTCGATGAGATGCAACGGATGGCAACCTTTGTTGTACTGGAGCCTCAAGATGATTCAGGCATGACGAGTGACTTGCATGGAGATTACTATGACGCACAGACTGTAGAAAAAGCTTGTAGGAGTTTTAATAACCAGTGCAAAAAAGCTAATCTTTTTCATGCTGTTGAAACCACAGCATTCACCTTCGTAGAGTCATATATAACACCTGCTGACATGATTATCAATGAAACTTTCATTAAGAAAGGAACGTGGTTAGCAACAATCCAAGTAAGTGAAGAACCTGAGTACGAATTTATCTGGCAAGGTATCCTTTCTGGCGAGTTCAATGGGTTATCTATTCAAGCTATGGGGACAGTAGAACAACTCACAGATTAAGGAACACATGACAAAAATTAAAGCAACAAAAAAACTTACTGATATTGACTTCAGCGGCAAGAATGCTGCTGTAGCACTTGTCGGAAAAGCAAACGGTGGAGCAGCCAACGGTTTCACTTCATTATTAGTCAAGTCGGCTAAATATACTGATGAGCATGTTGAGAAGGCTGCAAAGATACGTATCACTATGAGTATCGAGGACTTCTTGGTCAAGTTTTATGGGCTGTGGCACGACGAAGCTGAGGTACTAGCCAGAGCACTTGGGTTTGATACCAAGTCTGACGAGGAAATTCCAGACACTTACGAAGACTACATTGCCTCGCAAGTAGCAGCAATTGAGGTCTTAAAGGGTTTAGAACAATCTGAGGATGTTAATAAGTCCCTATCAGAACTTGAACCCGACGATTACTTAGCACTTTTGAAGTCACAAGAACTCTTGGAAAAGGCGTTCAAGAAGATTGACAAAGGTGCAACAAATTCTAAGCCAACTGTTAAGACGGTTAGCAGCGAAGAAGGCACTTCTATTGCCGTGGCATCTGCCAAAGAAGTAGAAAAAGCAAAAGCTGAAGACGTGTCTTCTAGCGAAACAAAACCAACGGAGAAATCTAAGATGACAGTTAAAACAGTCGAACAAGAAGTGATTGTGGAAATGGTCGAGAAGTCCCAATTTGAGAGCATTGAAAAAGCGCTCAAAGAACAGGCTGTAGCTCTTGAAAAAGCCCTCGAAACAGTAAAACAATTTGAAAAAGAAAAAGCCGAAGCAGTCCAGAAGTCCCGCAAAGATTTGTTGACAGCAACAGTAAAGGATGCAGACAAGGTGGAGGCTTTGTTTAAAGGCTTTGCAAATGTTGAGTCTCAGGAGATTTTTGAAAGTGCCATTAAAGCCCTAGAAGGCATGATGACAGCACAAACAAATTCAGACTTGTTCAAAGAATTAGGTGCTAGCACTCAAGCTCTAAAACAAGATGAAGATACACCCTTGATGAAAGCAGCTAAGGCTGCCGCCGCACAAGCCAAGTCTACAAAATAATTTAATTAAGGAATAACAAGATGTCTGTAATCGCAACTTCGACGCATACAAAGTCAAATGTGCTCAAAAAAGAAATTTGGGCGGGTGAGGGTTTCGCTGAAACTGTTATCGTAATCAATGATACCGCTGGTACTCTCTTGGTAGGTACAGTTCTCGGTAAAGTAACTGCCACTGGTAAGTACAAACGTGCAGTTCAAACAGCAGTAGACGGTTCAGCAGTAGCTGCAGCTATCGTGATGAATGAACAAACAATTCTCGGCGCTACGGATACTAAAGCTGTTGCCCTGACTCGGGGCTTCGCTAAAGTCTCTAAAGCAGGTCTAGTTCTGGATGCAACTTATGACTTGCAAGCAGAAAAAGATGTTATCTATGCGTCTCTTGAAGCCCTAGGTATTCAAGTTTTGGACACTATCTAATAATTAAGGAAAATATATAACATGACAACCCGCAGCTTTACAAATAGCTTTGAAGTAGTTGATAGCACTCGTGAACTTAACACCTTGCCTCAGACATGGACACTCTTAAGTGATTCTGGTTTGTTCAAGGATGAGTTCTTGTCGCAAAACGTAGTCACCTTCCAAGAAACCAAAGGTTCTATTGCAATAGTTAAAGACCAAATCCGTGGTTCAAAACCACAGACTACCTCCAACGATTTGCGTAAGATTCACTCTTACTCTTTGACTCACCACCCTCTGACGGATGCCTTGTACCCTGACGATATTGCTGGTAAGTCAGCTTATGATGATTTGAACTCCGCTGACACTGAAGCAAAAGCTTTGTTGCGTAAAATGCAAAAGATTCAAAAGTCGTTCGATGTGACTAAAGAGATTGCACGTTTCCAGACTATTACAACTGGTGCAGCTTGGGCACCGAATGGTACAGTAGTCGCTAACTACTACACGGACTTTGGTTTCACTCGTAATGAGGTTGACTATGTGTTTGGTACATCCACGACAGACATTGCAGCTAAGTGCGAAGCAATCATCCGTGGCTTCCAAGATTCAGCGACAGACGGTGTAATTATCAATTCTGTTACTGCATATTGCAGCCCTGTGTTCTTTGCTAAACTGATTAACCACGCCCGTGTTCAGACAGCTTACACTTACTTCACATCTACAACTGGTCAAAATGTGTTGCGTGAACGTGCTGGTGGTATGGGTCTGTATCGTCGCTTCACTTATGCCAATATCAACTTCGTTGAAGTGCCGACAGTCTTGGCAGGTCAGGCGCTTATTCCAAGTGGTGATGCGTATTTTATAGCTGAGTCAGATGATGACTCATTCGTTACAGTGTATGGCCCTGCAAACCGTTTCGGCTTGGTTAACACTATTGCAATGCCTCAGTATTTGTGGCAATTCCGTGACCCTCGTGGCACAGAAATCACGCTTGAAGCTGAGTGCAATATGCTCTCCCTGTTGAAGCGTCCTAACTTTGTTGCTCGTGGCTTTAGCTCCACTTAATACAGAGTAATAAGATTGCCCTCTTTATTGAGGGCTTTCTTCTAAGGCTACCTTTGTTGTTGGTTTTAGAAGAGATACAAACAAAAAGAAAAGAGAAACACCGTGGCTTTAAACCTTATTCAGCAAGTACGTCTTTTGACACAAGACAACGCCGTGGGCTTTTACTTTGTGACAGATGAAGAAATTCAGTTCTTCCTAGACCGCAATAATCAAAACGTAAACAAGACAGCGTTAGAAGTAGCTAAAGTTATTCTGTTGCAACTGAGCATGTGGAGTGCTAATGAAACTGTAGACATCTTCTCCGTAACAGGTGGAAGTAAATCAGCAGAACAGTACCGACTCTCCTTGCAAATGTTTCTACGCTCTCCTGAACTCAATCCAGTATTTGCAAATGTAAATGCTTATGCAGGTGGGATTAGTCTAATTGATATGCAAGCTAATGTAGATAACTCAGATAACAACTACATTTGCACTCCTAACAGTTCAACTGCACAGACTGTACAAAACTTTGGAGTCTAGTAATGGCTAACAGATTTCTACTAGCAAGCATTGACGCTGTGAAACGCAATGGACTATCTTGCAACTACATAAAAGTTCAAACTGGTGTTTACAATGTCGAGACTGGATCGGTTACTAATACTGAGACGACTTATCCTGTAGTGATGTATAAAAAACACATTAAGACAAGTCAGTACAATTACCCAAACTTAATAGGTAAAGATGTTGGTGTATTTTACTTAGCTAACTATCAATTAACTTTTACACCTTCTGTTAAAGATAAAATTTTCTACGATAACCAGACTTATATTGTAGAGTCCTTCGAGAACTGTGTAGCTCACTCACAGACCGTCCTATTCAAAATTCTAGCTGTGAGGACTTAGTGTGATTACCGCTGATGAGAGTGAATGCAGTAAATCCCTGCAGGAGTACAGAATTGAAGTAGAACGTAAACTCAAAGCGATGGTTTCAGGGTTTGCAAGAGAGATAGCTGAGACAGCTTCCTCAAAGACTACTATTGGCGATGAAACTAAGCTCTATGACTTATACGCCGCGCGTGAACTAGCCAGAGGTATCGACGCAAAAGCAGGCTTCCACAAAGGAGCTTGGGTATACACCGAAGGTGGTCTAACCTTTGACCCTAAAATTTACTCCACAGGTATGATGGCAAACGAAGTTGAATACCAAGCCCAAGCTAACTACAAGATTGGTGATAGCTTTTCAATCGGTGCAGAAGGTACAGCTTATGAGATGCTTCAAGAGCGTGATGATATTGAAGGTGAAACCCTTTCAGCCATTCAGACCGCCCACAAAGTGGATTTGAAGCGTTTTTACGATGAAGGATAACTATGCCTATATTGGCAACAAAAAGAGCGTTAGAACGCCGTTTAACAGCTTTAACCCCCACTGTACCGACAGCCTTTGAGGGTGTGAGTTTTGAGCCACCTACAACTCTATATCAGCGATGTCAGTTTCGTATTGATTCACCAGAGGACACAACATTAAGTGCAGGTACTGGCATTGGATATTACAGAGAACGGATTCAATTTCAAGTCTTTGTAATTGCAGAACCAAACCAAGGTACAGCCGCAGCACTTACCCGTGCCGAACTGATTAGAAATCTCTTTAAAAAAGGTACAACCCTTTTAGAAGGTAGTTACAGAATATATGTTCTAACTACACCAAAGGTGGGGTCTACAGCACAGATTGGTACGAGGTCTATTGTGCCTGTGATGGTTGATGTGATTACAGAAGTCTATTCGTAGGTTTATAAACAGGCTAGGGGTTGCTCCCGAAACAGAAGAGTCATTACCTTCTCTTGCCTTGTTTTCTTTTTAGTAATGTTCTTTAATGGAGAAGTATGCTTTTATTAACAAAAGACAAATTGAACCAAATACTTAAGCAAAATCGTGGAAAATCTTACACTTATGGGCTGTGTCGTGGTTCAGGGGATTTATTCTATGTGGGTGTAGGGATACGCCAAAGAGTTCTTAATCATACCTATGAACATGAACTAAATCGTGGTGGGAATAAGCATAAAATAAGTATTATTAAAAGAAAATAAAACATACTTTAGACTGTTATTTTTTAATTCTCTTTTAATAAGGATAGAGCAGTTTGTCTTGAGGTGGAAAAAGATTTAATAAGAAAGTTTGGACGTTCAGATATCCAAACAGGCTCACTGACAAACTTGACAAATGGCGGTGAAATTGGCGCAAACGGTGTGGTTGTTTCTGCTGAAACTAGATTAAAACTCTCCGAAAAAGTACAGGAAAGAGTTGAAGTAATAAGAGAACAACAACGCGAACGCTGGAAAATTTTAACAGAGGATGAGAAACTGCAACGCATCCTTAACATGACGCGCGGCAGTGGTACTCCTGAGCATCTTGCTAAGTTATCAAAGGCACAACTGAAAAAGTGGAGTAATCCAGAGTACAAAAAACGTCTCTCGAAGATACAAGTAACAGCCCAAGGTGCTCTTGCAGAAGACCATAGAAGAAGAACAACAGCTTACTGGGCAAACCCAGAAAACAAAGAAAAACGATTAGAACAGAATAGGTTACGAAGGGCTGCAAAGTTAAGTAACCCTGTCTTGAGTCCGATAGAAGAACGGGTTGCTGTACCCACTTAAAAACAGGACATTTTGCAAAATGTATTTTATAAGTAAACAAGGAATCAATAATGCCATCAATTTCACGTGGAACGGCGAAAGTAATCGCCTACAAAAAAGAAACAACATTCGGTGTCTTAGCAGGCGCTGCCTCTGGTAAACAACTTCGCCGTGTTACAGGTAATTTCAATTTAAGCAAAGAAACTTACGAGTCAAACGAAATTCGCTCAGACCGCCAATTAGCGGATTATCGTCACGGTGTTCGTAGTACAGAGGGTTCATTGAACGGTGAACTGTCGCCTAATTCTTACTCTGATTTTATCCAAGCAATTCTTGCTAGGGACTTTACAACTGGAGCTATCGCTACAGGCTTGACAGTAACTATTGCAGCTTCTGGTTTGTTGTGGACAGTCACTCGTACTGCAGGCTCATGGTTGACAGATGGTATGACTGTTGGTAAAGTTATTGCTCTTACAGGTGGGACACTAAACGTACTGACTACAGGTAAGAATTTATTGATTGTAGCTACGACAGCTCTGGTATTAACTGTCAAGGTTCTTAACAACACAGCCCTCTTTACAGATACAGCGGTAGCATCTGTTACCGCAACAGTGCGAGGTAAAGACACTTTTGTTCCTGCTACTGGACATACCGACCAATCTTTCACCGTAGAAGAGTGGTACTCCGATATTGCTCAGTCAGAGGTGCATACAGGTTTAAAAGTAGGCTCAATGAACACGCAGCTACCTGCCACTGGTTTAGCCACTGTGGACTTCTCTTTCCAAGGGAAGGACTTGACACAGACAGGTACTGCTCAGTATTTCACTACTCCTACAGCACAAGGTACAAATGGTATTTTTGCTGCAGTACAAGGTGCAGTCATTGTAAATGGACAACCTGTGGCACTGATTACTTCAGCGGATTTCTCAATCGAACGTGCTCTGGAAAATGCTGTTGCGGTGGGTTCAAACTCAGTTGCAGATATTTTCACAGGACGTATTAAGGCAATGGGTAACCTCAGTGTTTACTTCCAAGACGCTGTGTTCCGTGACTACTTTAAAGATGAGACTGTTGTTTCTTTAGTTTTTGCAATGACCACATCTGATGCAGCAAATGCGGATTTTGTAAGTTATGTTTTACCTAAAGTAAAACTTGGGTCATTCACCAAAGATGACCAAGAGCTAGGTTTAGTCGCCAGTACTTCGTTCCAAGCGTTACTTAATGACATTTCAACAGGTGGTCTACCCTTGACCACTGTTGCAGTACAAGACAGTACACTGTAATTAAACTCTAGTGAGTTCAACCCCCTCAGAGCAATCTGTAGGGGGTTTTTTATTGCTTATCTTCTACCCTAATTCCTGCATCTTTCACTTGACAATTTTGTAACCTTATGTTACAATAGATTATGTGCGATTAATAATATCTATAACAATTGCACAAGACCAAGGTTCAATTCTGAGCCTTTTTAATTTACTCACTAGAACATAAAGGAACTAAATATGTCGTTTGATCTAATAAAACATGACCCCGCCAAACTCGCAGAGGCTGGTTACACCTTCCCAATCGTCACGCCAGACGGTAACATTCAGGAAGCTACCCTCACCGTCCGTGGCGCACATTCAGCTAAAGTACGCACCTTTCAACGCAGCATCCAAAACCAATGGCAACAGCGTGATGCAGCAGCTAAGCGACGTGGAAAAGAAAAAGCGGACGAGTTGACTCCAGAGGAGTATGACGAACTCGGTGTTCGTTCAGCTTGTGCCCGTCTGATTGGGTGGACTGGACTTGTTGAGAACGGCAAAGAGGTTGTCTACTCAGAGTCTGAAGCAGAACGCTTAATGACTGCACATCAGTTCTTACGGGAGTTGGTGGTCAGTGAAAGCGAGAACTCAGGAAATTTTACCCAAAAGAAGACATCGCTCAAACCTTAGAATACTGCAAGCAAGAATTTGAGGGCAGTGTGTCTGGTTCCAACGGGTCTAGTATCCGTGATCAGTTGATGAATGTCTGGAAACAAACAGGGCACAAACCTAAAGAGTTAGAAAATCTAACTGAAATACCTAGTTCTTGTATTGAGGTTTGGCAATGGTTTCTACAACTCAATGAAACAAGGTCTTCAAATGGTTTCGGGTTTGACCCTATTGGATACGGGGACATCTGTGCTTTTTTCCAATTGATTCAAATAGTGCCTGAGATGTGGGAACTAGATTTGATTAGGGGATTGGACAGGACTGTACTTGGGGTATACGCTGCAAAGCAAAAAGCAGACAGTAAAAAATAGTAAGATTAACAGCGTCAGTCGTAGGCATACGCGCAAGTGAAGTTCTGCTCCAACAGAGACTCATCTGATGTTTGTTTTAAAATGTTTTGGAGGACAATGGTGGAAATTAATAAGAACAAAGCACTTTCACAAGACGAGTGGAAAGCATTGGTAGACTACAACCCAGACACAGGTGTCTTTGTTTGGAAAGTTAATCGTTATCGCACACAAGCTGGTGACATTGCAGGTTACCGTAAACCTAACGGGTATATCTCTATTCGTACAAACAAGAAGCATCATCCATGTCACCGAATAGCTTGGATAATTACGTATGGTGTTGATACTGATGGGTTCATAGACCACATTAACGGTGACAAAAGTGACAACAGAATTGTAAATTTACGTGTAGCTAATAAGTCCGCGAATGGGTTTAATACTACAAAACGTGCTAACAATACATCAGGTTACAAAGGTGTCACTTGGCACAAACAAATTGGTAAGTGGGCAGCTCGTGCAAAAGTAAACTATGAGTGTTATCACTTAGGGTTATTTGATGACGTACTAGAAGCTGCTAAAGCATACGACGATTTTGCGAAAGCAAACCACGGCGAATTTTACAAAGATAATCTATAAATTATAGCCTCCTCGTGAGGCTTTATTTTCAAATATCAATCATCTGGTATTTCAAAATAATGACAGGATAAAAGAAATGTTTGAACTCTCCTCCCTAAAGTTTAACGTAAACACAGAAAAGCTCAAAGAAGCTATCGAGATGGTAGATGAATTAGGCACGTCTGTTAACAAACTTAAAACACCCCTAAAAGGTTTAGAGACAGCGGCAACAACAGCAGGTGATGCTGTTGTTAAAGGAGCAGGTGCAGGGACAACCGCACTGCAGAAACAGACAAAACAAACGGACATGATGGGTCACGCTGTAGAACGCTTTTATAAAGAGAAAGAAAAAGCAGCAAAAGCAGACGAGATTGTTCAGAAACGCAGTCAAAGTATTCTTGAGAAACAGGTATCCGTCCTCAGTATTATGGGCGACGGTTGGTCAAAAGGTCAAGCAGGTGTTCTTGCCGCAGCTCAGGCTGCTGGTATAGCTAACAATGAGTTTCAGAAACTAAAAGACACACTGGCTTCCCAAAGAAGACTTGTTGGTGGTGATCCATTTGACAAAAGTGCAAGCGGTCTTGTTGGTTTGAAACAAGGTCTAGGAGAGGCTCGTGAAGGCTACCGTCAACTCACAGTTTACGAAAAAGAATACGCAAGATTAAAAGCGGAGGGCAATGGTGTAGAGATGCGACTGGTTGCCCTTAATCGTAAAGAAACTGACAGTCTGTATCGTGACAAGCAACGAATGATTGAGCAATACAAAATGCTCAAAACAGCTCAGTTTGACTCTAGCGACACTGCGATGATTGAGAAGCAAAAGAACGCTTACAAGGACTTAGTATCTAATGTTAAGAACCTCGAAAATACATACAAAGAAGTAGCCACTGCCAAGCGCCCACTGGATAATATTCGCACAGTTGATGCGACGAAACGCCGCGACCAGTTAAACTACATTGCTCGTGGCACTTCCGTACAATTAGGTGATATTGGTGTCTCACTAGCAGGTGGTCAGAATCCTATCACTGTAGCGATCCAACAATTTGACCAGTTGCGTAGTATTCTTGGTGGTGTTGGCAACGACACCAAGGCTATGCAGGAAGTGATGCAAAATGCATTCACCCAAATTGTGCAGGGATTTGCATACGTTGCAACTGCAATGGGGCAGTTTGTTGTTGGTGCTGTTGTCAATACATCAAAGGCACTTCTAACATTCGCAAGCGACATCACAGGTACAACCTATGTTTTAGCAACTTTACGCAAAGCCTTGGTTAGTCTTTCAGGTAGTGAAGCATCAGGTGTTGTTAAAACCTTTGACAGCATAGGTAAAGTTATTGTAGGAATCTCAGCTACACTCGTAGCATCACTCACCGTAGGTTTAATCGGCGTAGCCCTAGCCTACAAAGAAATCATCCAGACATCTCAAGACCTCTCAGTAGCTCTTGCAATGTCAGGCGGTGCAATCGCCATCAACAAAGACGAAGCCTTAAAAATGTCAGCAGCACTGGCAAGTACATCAGGCACGTCTATGCAAGTCGTAGGTGTTATCACTGAGATTGCTAAAGCAGGTAACTTAGGTAAAGACTCAATAGCTGGTATCACCAAAGCCTCTTTGGACTTGCAAAAGTACGGTGGTATTGCTGTTAAAGACACAGTGGCTTTGTACGCTAAATTAGCTGATGACCCTGTAAAGGGTTTGACTGAACTCGCCTTGAAAACAGGTGATGTATCTCAAGCGACTCTTGACCATATTGGAAAACTTGTTGCACAAGGCGACTCCGTTAATGCGGTGACATTAGCCATTGAAGAGATGAACCGTGTGAATGGTTTAGCTTCACAGCAAATGCTTGCTGATATGAGTCCATTAGAAGTGCTCTGGTCTGAAATGAAAGGTCAATTAACCTCTTTGAAAGAAGAGTTTTACGCGATAGCAGGTTCATCTGAACTTGTTAACGTCTTTGCAACAGCTTGGAGAACTGTTTCTGTAATGGTGTCCGAAGTTTGGTTTGTAATTAAAGGTGTAGGTAAAGAGATAGGCGGTTTAGCTGCACAATTAGGTGCTCTTGCATCTGGAGATTTCAAAGGCGCTTCCAACATCAGAGGCATGATGGTAGAGGACGCTAAAGCAGCAAGAACGGCACAAGATGCGTTAACTAAATCTATTGTAGAAGGAACAAGTTCAAGGTCTAGTGCAGAAAAGCAGTACATCAACGTAATGCAAGCTGGTGCTATTGTTCGCCGTGAAATGACTGAAGCTGATAAAGCTCAGAATATCGCAGGAATCAAAGCAGGAGAATCTTTAAAGAAAGAAGCTGAAAAATACAACAACGTATCTAACCTAGATGGTGCAGGACGTGAAAAAGCTAAACAAGCGGCAATAGATAAAGTGCGTAAGTTAACCGTAGAAAGTATGAAAGCTCATGGTGCTGATGTTGTAGCCATTGAGAAAAAATTAGCTGAAACTACAGCAAACATTGAGGAGCAGTACAAGCCTAAGAAAGAAAAGTCCAATTCGTCAGGTATTAACGACTCAATTAAAGCAGAACAAAAGACAATTGAGGATGCCCGTAAAGGTATTCAGCGAAGTGCAAACATGCAAATGGACGCACTTAACAGCTTGCACAAACGTGAGTTAGTTAATGATGTTGATTTCTTTAATCAGAAGTTCCTGATTGAAAAAGAAAGCATCGACAACTCCATTGATCTACTCAAGCAAGAGCAATCTATTGCAAGCAAGAAAAAGAATAGCCTAGCAGAAGTACAAGCCTTCCAAGGCAAGATAAGGGACGAGCAGGATAAGCTCAAGGACAAAGAATTAGAACGTAACTATGCCTTGCTGGACTTACAAGACAAGCTCGCTAAGGCTAGTATCAAAGCGTCCTTGACTGAAATAACAGCACTGCAAGAAAAGAACAAAGCTCAAAAGTTAGACAACGAATTGATCGGTTTAACTATTCAAGAGACTCAAGCCTTGAAAGCAGTAAGAGCAGACAGTGTTATTGCTTTACAAGCAGAGCATGTTGCTTATATGGAAAAGTACGGTTTGTCTGAATCAAGTGCAACAGCTTATGAGCTTGAGAAGCAAAAGCTGAACGCACTCAGAGAAGCACGTAACCTTGACACTGATGCAATCGCTCGTCACACAGAAGCAGAGCGTAAGAAGTTGAATGAAACTGTCAACGAAGGCTTTAGAAAAGATGGGTTAAATCTTGAAGATGCTCAAGCTGAGTTGAACTTTAGAGAGTCTTTGATTGGAACCTACGGTGTTCAAAAAGAAGAGGCTAAACAAGCCTACGAACTTGAGAAGCAGATGCTGCAAGTTAACCGCAAGCAGACCGAGGATTTAATCAGTGTTAGAAAACAGTACAACGCTTTATTAACCAACAACCCAGAGCAGAATAGTAAGACACTTAGTGATTTAGCTGCTGTTGAAGCAGTTATCAATTCCAACGCTGAAAAACAAATCCAACAGATTCAAAAGGGTGCGAAGATTGCACAGAAGGAACTATTGGATGGTAAATTTGACAAGGTAGCAGAGGGTCTAGCGGATGCCTTGGTAACAGGTATGACTAAGGGGGCTAAAGCGGGTCGTAAAAAGTTACGTGACCTGATTGTTGCAGAACTTGAAAAGACAATTACTCTTTCTATTACAGCAAACATCAAGGGGTTGCTTGGTGGGGGGCAAGGTGGTGGATTGCTGGATAGTTTATTTGGTAAGGTCACTGACAGTCTTTTCTCAAAAGGTGCGGATTTACTTGGAGGCTTGTTTGGTAGCAGCGGAGCGGCAGGAGCGTTTGGTGCTTCGTCAACTTTTGGTGTAGCTACTGGTACAATAGGTACTGGTGGCTTGAGCGCGGCTGGTGGTACTGGTGCGGCGGCACTGGCTGAACTGAGCACAGGCATTGCTGGATTAGGAACAGCGGCAACCACAACCGCTGCCGCTGCAGCATCTGGAGCAGTAGCTACAGGCGGTTTAGGTGCTTCTATTTTAGGAGCAATTCCTGGCGTTGGCTGGTTAGCACTAGGTATTGGGGCTTTGATAGGAATTTTCGGCTCTGGAAAAGATAAGATTCCTACGGTATTAAACGACCTAGCTTTATTTAATAACTCTCTTATTGGCTTACCTTTTCTTGAACTTGCGATAGGCAGTGATGAGGCGGCACAAGGCTTGCGTGATGTGATGTATGGTTTAGAGAACTCATCCCCTACCATGCGTAAACTTGCTGGTGAAACTTTAAGTCTAAGTGTCGAGTTGCTAAGAGCGACTGGAGATATTGCAGGTGCTGCAAATCTAGCTAGAAACATTGGTACAAGGGGAATGTCTGAAAAAGAAATTGCTGTATATGACTACAACGAGAAACTACGCAGTCAAATCGAAGCAGCAAGAGCAGGTGCAAGTGCAGCCCAAGCAGCAGCCCAAGCTGAAGAGCAGTTAGCTAAGACTCGTTGGGATTTAGCGGGTAAGTTGAACATCCTCCTAGGGCGTACAACACAGAAGGAGTTTGACCGTGCTACACAGTTAGCTGGTACAACAGATGCTGCATCTCTTAGTATGTTGAATTTAATCTTTCAAATGGAAGACCTGCATTTAGCGGTAGATGCCGCCTACGGTGTGCTTGAAAGAAGTGTAGCTGCTGAACGTAAACTTGGTGAAGTGCGTTTAAAGGCTGCTACAGACCTCCAAACATTGCTTAAAGCATCGAAAACAGCTAACACTGTAGAAGTATCTAGGAAAGCAGCCCAAGCGCAGTTAAGTATGTTCTTGGCAGTGGCTAAGGCAAGTGGCTTCTTGCCATCTGCGGAAACGTTAAAACCTTTGCTAGATTCAATTGGCAAACCTTCCGAGGACTTGTTTAGTACTTTTGAGGATTATCAAAGAGACTTCCTAAAGACTTCTAGGAATATTGCAGAAATGTCTGGACTAGCAGATAAGCAAGTGACAATGGAGCAAAAAACTCTTGACGCTTTAGATGCACAACTAGCGAATGCTAAGGCACAGTTAGACGCGCTGAAAGGTGTAGATAATTCAGTCAAGGATGTTTCAACAGCTGTTAATGATTTTAGTGCAGTAATGCAAGCTTTATCTGCCGCGCAGAGTTCAGCCGCAACCTTTAGTTACCCTGCTCCGTCCTCTGGCGGCGGAGGTGGCGGTAGTTCAGGTTCTGGTGGTTCATCCTCTGCAGCATCTACACCTACGTTTGAAGATATTATCGGTCAAGATAATAAGGACATTGTTGACGCATACAGAGAGTACTACAACCGCAACCCTGATCCCACTGGCTACAAGGGGTTTTTGGATTCAAAACTAACTGGAGATAAGTTGTCACAAGCGATTTTAGGTGCTTCTGCATCTAATACAGCAAGTGCGGATTATCGTATGGCAGTCTCAAGGAGTTATGACCCGCTAGACCCTATTAAGAAGTTTTGGAAAAGCAAAACCTCAACTAATACAGATATAGAGGGTTCATTCGCACAAGGTATTAATAGTGTGCCTTACGACATGACTGCACAGATACACAAAGGTGAAAGAATTTTACCTGCTGCAGACAACACCGAACTGTTTGCAAGATTGCAAAGTCCTCAAGACAACGCTGTTGTTATGGCAGCAGCTATTGCAAGATTAACAGAGGAAGTAAAGATGCTGAGAAGTGAAACACGTCAGGGTGTTGTTAATACAGGGAAAGCTGCAGAAAGTTTAAGAAATATGACAAATGAAAATGGAACAGCTTTTAATGTTGTAATGGAAACATGAGTAACAATGTAAAAATTATTAAACCGATAACTGTAACTAATTCAATGATAGTTAGTACAAATCTTTTTGATACTCCTTTAAATGGTTGGTACTCTGGAGGTACATATAACACAGGGGATTATGTAAGTATTCCAGAAGATGGGGGCTACTCTTTCTACAAGTCCCTTCAGAATAGTAATACTAATCATCCACCAAGCACTTCTCCGACTTGGTGGGTTTTCAGTAACTTTAATTATTCGACTTATGTACAAGGTGCAGGGTATGCTCTTGGCGCACGAGTATTAGACCCAGTAACTAACTACGTTTACGAGAGTCTAACAGCAAATAATAATGGCGTACTAGACCCAGTTGCTACACCTCCTTGGTTAAACATTGGGGTAAATGCTTCTATATTGCCAGCTTTTTGGCTTCCTAGCACTACTTACGCACTAGGGGAGAAGATATTGTATATACAAAGCACCCTTGGTGGAACTTTTGGACAACCTGACACAATTGTTCGTCAAATTGTCTACACTTCTCTTCAAGCGGGAAATATCGGTAACGACCCCTTCACGACACCAGCTTTTTGGGCTACAGATGTAACTTACCCTGTACCTTGGTTAAGTAGTGTTAATTATGTAAGTCAAAGAGTTGTATACACTCCAGACGGAAACCTTTGGCAGACTCCGTTTGGATGTAGGGGGATATTGCCAGCTGCTGAATATCCAGTTAACTGGTTTAAAGTTAAACCTAATAACCGTACCGCTATGTTCGATGACTTAAGCTCATCAGGCACTGAAGCTAATAAGCAAATACTGGTGACAGTGGCAAGCGGTGTAGTTACATCTATCGGTTTAGTTGCTGTTAACGCCGATGTAGCAAAAATAACGGTAAGAGACGGTTTAGCTGGTGCTATTGTATTTCAGAAAACAATAGGTTTATCTGGGGGCAATGCTTCAAATGGGTGGGATTATTATTTTAGTGACCCAACAATAAGAAAAAGACAAGCATACATAAGTGGGATACCTCCTTATCTAAATTCCCATGTGACTTTAGAATTGACTGGAACAGGTGCTATTAGTATTGGGAATTTCATTCTAGGTGTCACAAAAGAGCTAGGTCTACCAGAGTACGGCGTAACTTCTGAAATCCTAGATTTTAGCAAAAAAACGACAGATGATTTTGGTAGAACAACCTTTGTCAGACGAGGTTTTAAAAGAACAATGGATTGTAACATGTTCATTGAGAAATCTCAGTTATCTAGGATAGAGAATTTACTAGAGGATGTTCGCTCTACTCCAATTTTAGTTATTGCATCAGAAGACCCTGCTTACTCTGAGACAGCTATTCGATACTGCTTCTATAAATCATTTAGAACAGAAATAAACTACCCTACATTTTCATTTTGTAGTATTCAATTTGAAGGATTAATTTAATATGACACTCGCAACTTACACAGGTAATATACCAAATCGCTTAACAGGAGCTGACACTTTTAGTTCTGACGTGGATTATTATCATGCTTATTTTACACCGTTTATTGCTCAATTTAACGCTGATGTGGCAGCTCTGAATTTAAACTCCGTTATTGACACAAGTGCTTCAAGTGTCTTAATTGGTACAGGAACAAAGAGTTTCACAGTCAGCCTCAATAAAAGTTTTCAAGCTGGACAGTTTCTAATTTTTGCTGACAGTGCCGCGCCTTCGACTAACAGCATGGTTGTACAAGTTACTAGCTATAATACAAGCTCTGGTGCTATTGTAGTTAACTCCCTTTCTGTGTATGGCTCAGGGACAAAGACTGCATGGGTAATATCTCTTACTGGAGCACCTGCACAATTACCAAGTGGTCAAGCTGGACGAGCTGCGCTAGATATTAAACAGCAAGAGAGTGTTGATTATTCTTTTGCTTCAGGTTCGTTAACATTAAAACTAAACCCAACCAATCTCGATTTTAGATCCACTACAACTTCTAGTGGTGTACCTGTTAATATTGTCGCAGCCGGTCAATTAACGACAGTAATTAGTTCAGGTTCTACTGCAGGAATGGTATCAGGTGTATCAGGGGATATTTTATTACTCGCTATTAATAATGCGGGGACTATGGAGTTAGCTTGGAGCAACACAGTAAACCCTTTTATTTTTGACGAGACTAGCTTAATCAACACTGTTGCCGAAGGAGGAGCAGGCGCTGCAGATTCAGCTTCTACAATATACTCTACAACAGCTAGAACAGGGGTAGCTTATAGGGTTGTAGGTTTATTTAGAAGCACTCAAACAACTGCAGGTACTTGGGCGCAGACTCCTACGCTTGTACAAGGCGCAGGGTTTGCAACACTAGGTATATTCAATAAAAGAAGTCTAGTAGATATACCCTTACCAGCTTTTAGCGCTTACGCTAACACTAACCAATCTGTTGCTACAAGCACTTTCACAAAAGTGCAGCTACAAGTTAAAGAGTACGACACTTCCAACAGTTTTGATAATACATCGTTATACAGGTTTACACCACAAGTTGCAGGATATTATCAAGTTAATGGCGGCACTAACTATGTATTACCTGCTGCTAGTATGCTTTGTGTTCTTTACAAGAATGGTGTTATTTATAAACGTGGAACTCAAAGTGGTTCTGCAGCTTCTGCAGGCTACGGGTCAACAGTTCACTCCTTAATCTACTTAAATGGCACATCGGATTATATTGAATTGTACACTTATCAAGCCTCTGGAGGCACAATAGGCACACTTGGAACTATAGATGGAACTTATTTCAACGGTGTTTTGTTAAAGGCAGGTTAAATGTTAGATACTATTCTATTTCTTTATCCGAGTGCTATACCATTAACTGATTTTATATTGGAAGACTCAGGGAACGGTGTAGAAATAAAAAACTGGAATACAGGTAAACTAGGTGATACTCCTGCTCTAGCTACTTTAGCCTCTACAATAGTACCACCCAAGACACAAGCGGAGTTAGACTATCTTCGCTATGTTAAACGCAGCCAAGCTAAGGATAAAATACTAGACGAGTTTGCTGCAGAAAACATGGGACGCATTAGGGCAGGTACTTGGACTGTTCCTAATCTAATTGCCTTGACGCAAGATGCTCAGTTGACAACCCTTCTCAGTAATATTAATACACTAAGTTTTGAGTTAGCAATTAGTTCTGTTCAGTCTTTAACAAACCCCTTAATCACCCCTGTCATTAAAACATCTTGGATTTCAAAACTCCAAGCTAACTTGTTCTTAACACCATGAAAATCGGATTTAAAAAGGGGCATAAATTCTATAGCCCAATTGTAAGAACCTTTACTACTTCACAATGGTCACATGCTGCTGTGTGGATTGGTGATAACCTTTATGAGTCTACGGCTTTAAAAGGTGATAAATACAAATCTGGTGTGAGGTGCTACCCAATTTCACAAGAAATTAGTGATGAGTATGAGTGGTTTGATTGTAATGTTCCTGATAAGCTAGCACTTGAAAGGTTTAATCAAATTAGCGGCTGCTCCTACGACTACTTCAGTTTACTCTCTTTCTTGACTTTAAAAGTACGAGATTCTAAGCGGTATTATTGCTATGAATTAGTTTTGTACATGATGACAGGAAATGTAAATGAAAGAGCAACAGGTGAAGTCTTATTAACCCATCTTGCAAGACTTCAGAAAGCACAAAATGGAACAAACATTATTTGAAAAATACCTTGCGAGAGAGTATACACAGACTACAGGGGTAATCATTCTGGGTTTTGTATCTTTGTGGTTGGGCTTTCTTGAGTCCACAGCATTGGTAACACTGGTTGGGCTTGCCCTTGGTGTGTATGGCGCTAGTAAATATGCCGAAAAGAAATTGGAGTTAGAAAAATGAAATTAGAAATCAAAGAGGTGTTTTGGTTAACTGTCGTGATAACAGGTTTACTGTTCTTTACAGGAATAGCTGTTGTGCCATTCACGACGAGTTTAACCACAGACCCCTACACACAGAACATTATGTACGCGATTGGGAGGTTACCTGTAGTGTTTACTGCTATTTATTTTTATTTGAGTCTATTAGGGGAAAAGCGATGAATGAAACAGGGTATGAACTGTTTGGTTTTAAGGTGTCAATGACTGGAGGTATTACTTGGTTTGCTTCAATGATGCAGGGAATTGATTTAACACAGGTACTTGGTTTTGTGGCTTTAGTGGTAGGTGTGTTTATCCAAATCGTTTCACACATTAGGAATAAGAAAGCAGATGAACGTGCGAAGCAGCAACACACCCTTGAGATGAAATTGTTAACTAAGCAACTGGAAGAACTGGAGGAGAAGGATGGACGCGAATCGTAAGTCGATAGCAGCACTGACCATTACTGCTGCTCTTCTGTTGGGCGTTTCTCAGCACGAAGGGTTTAGGGATACCGCTTACATTCCAATCAAAGGTGATGTACCGACTATTGGTTTTGGTAGTACCGTTCACCCTGATGGGACTCCTGTAAAACTTGGCGACACAATCTCAAGAAAGACAGCGGAGTCTTACCTGAAGGGTGATTTAGATAAGTTCAAGGTGGGGTTAATGAAATGCGTTAAAGCACCGTTGTACGAGAATGAGTTCAATGCTTATATGGAGTTAACCTACAACATCGGAGCGAGTGCTTTCTGTAATAGCTCTATTCCTCGTAAGTTAAATACGGGGCAGTACGAAGAAGCTTGTAAGACAATTTTACAGTTCAATAAGATGAGGGACACCTCTAAACCGATGGTGCGAAATGCTCAGGGTAAGATGGTTTATCAACTGAAAGTCATTAAAGGTCTTGACAATCGCCGCAAGAGTGAACACCGTGAATGCATAGGAGGGTCTGTATGATACTAAATCCATTAAACGGTGTCTATGGTAGCTTGATAAAGTTTGGGCTTGTTGTTACCCTTCTAGCAGGGCTTTACGGGGGTTACAAATATCAACTACATAGTGCGTACAAAGAGGGCGTAACAGTGACCCAAACACAGCACGAAGCTGAACGCCTAGCTGCTAATGAGGTCTTGCACTTGAAGAAACTAGCAGCAGATAAAGACCTTCAACGAGAATTAGAAAAACAAAGGATTAAGTACAATGAACAACTCGCTACTATTAACGCTAATGCTAACAGTCTCATTAACAGCCTGTCAGACCGCGCCAGTCGTCCAGAACCAAGCAGTTCAAGTGCAGATACCGTTGCAACAGAAAGTTCCAGAGGCGCTTACCCAAGCCAGCTTTTTAGAGAAGATGCAGCAGCTTTTATCAATCTCGCACGAGACGCTGAGGAAGTGAGATTAGCCCTTTTGCAATGTTACAAAGATTATGACACTGTAAAACAAGCTGTCGAATCCTTTAATCAGAAATAAGCCCCACACCCCATCGGCTCACACCTTTGGGGTATTTTTACGCCTGTAGTTTTTACACAACAAAGTATTTTTGCCATAGTGCTTGCAAACCTAAATCTTGTGTGCTATACTTCGTTATCTAAACAACATACAGGAGTAAAATGATGAATTGGGACGACCGTAGAGATTTTAATGTGCTGTTAGGGCAAACACTTACAAGCGTAGAAATCAACGATTTACGTGACGAGATTACATTCACAACAGATGAAGGTGTTGTCTATAAGATGCTGCACGATCAAGATTGTTGTGAGTCTGTCGATATTGAAGACATTTGTGGAGACTTAGAGGACTTAATTGGAACGCCTATTTTGGTTGTAGAAGAATCCTCTAGTAAAGAGTATCAGGCTCATCAGGTTAAATCAGGGGAGGAGTCCTTTACTTGGACTTTCTATAAACTTGCTACAATTAAAGGGTGGGTTGATATTCGTTGGTTTGGTTCAAGCAATGGGTACTATTCCGAAGGTGTGGACTTATACGAGGTGACAAACGATGAGTGATTGCGAGAAATTCTATGCAGCAATCGTAGCCAAGTTAGGCGGTACAAGAAATTGGGAGCAATTGTCCCCAATGGAGCAGCATAACTTCGTGCAGGCTTTGAACATCATTTTACAGGTCTGTAGCCAATGATAGATTTTAAGAACTTAACCCACGAAGAACTAGTCAAAGTAGTGGAGGCATTAGCTGGTGAGCTTGGTGTTTACTTTGATAAACATACTCTTATCAATGGAGAGTATGTTATAACCCTTCACCGTTACACAGACTCAGATTAAGGCTACAAATGACAAAAGTAAAAACAGGCTTCACACACGAATCACAAGCAGCTAAGAGTGTTGAGTGGTACACACCTCCAAGTATATTTCAAGGGTTAAGCACACAATTTTCAATGGACACATGCGCTCCAGAGGGGGGTCTACCTTGGATTCCAGCCTTGCACTCACTATCTGTCAAGGATAATGGTTTAACTGCGCCTTGGTACGGTTTTGTGTGGTGTAATCCGCCATACGGAAAAGAGACACCTTTGTGGTTGAAAAAGATGCTGGAGCACAACAACGGTATTGCTTTAGTATTTAGCAGGACTGATTGCAAATGGTTTTACGATTATGTGGTAAAAGCAGGTGCTGTGTTATTCCTAAAGGACGAGTAAAGTTCGTAGATGGTAACGGTGACTCTGGAAACAGTGGAGCAGGTAACGGGAGTATGTTAGTTGCTTACGGCGAAGAGGCTAAGGAAGTTTTAGAAAGGTGCAGCCTTCGGGGTGCTTTATATTATCCAACTAAGGAGAATCAAATATGACAAACAAACCTGACCACAACCTCCCACAACAGATTAGTCTTCGCTATGCTATTCCAAACAGGTATCTTGATCGTTCCCTTAGTTTTAGTAAGGCTGAGGCAGTCAGAAAGTTGGAGTTTCAATTGGCACATTGTCTGACAGGGGATATGTTTTCTGAGCGACAAAGTTTTGACCAAACAACAGTTTTTGAATTGAATGGTTACTTTGTAACACCTCAAGCACTTGAAAAACTTGTGCAAGATAGGGTACATAAGGTACAATGTGGCTACCCTATTGTGGCTTTTTATTAAGGAGAGAAAAATGAAGAAATATCTTATAGCAGCAGTAATTATGTTTTCATTAATAGGTTGCTTCCATCAAACAATAAACTCAAACGACATCCACCGAGCACAGACTTTTTATTTAGAGAAAGGTCTACAGGTTGTGCAAATCAAGGCAGTTTTCGGAGGTACAGAGACTGTGACCTGTTCGGACGACAAGGAGAGTCAAATATGATAGTCTTAATTAAACACCTCATCCCCTTTGTTGAGAGGAGACTTTGTGCCTTACTTCGTCAAATAGAAGAGGACGTAGTGGAAAATTTAAAACTTGAAAAAGAGTTTAATGATAAGTTCTTTAATAAGCTACTTAACAATAAGTACCAGTCAAATAAGTATCCCTGGAGTAAATCGCCATCACAGGATTTTAAGGATACACTGACTTTTCTGAGAGGAATGGTTTACCACTCAAATAATAATATTAAGGATACAGTAAACCTTGGTGAGTTTTGTTCAAGGTACAGTTCTATGTACTCATCAATTGAAGCTGCTATCCTGACACAACACGCAGGGGATTACTCGATAAAGGAGAAGACGAATGATTAAGATTACCCCCCTCACAAAAGAACGAATCAAGAAGTTCAACGTATTTGGTGCTGATGTGTCAATTGGTTTTGCTAAGTACGTCCTTGAGAAAGCAACGCTACGAGCTTGTTATACAATAGGTGTAGGATGGCACTCGCAACCTATTAACTACCTCTACGACCACGAAGAACTTGATGGTATAATCACGCATAGATTTATTTTGTGGCGTGTAAAGATTGAGGTTAAGACTGCGATAGAATATACTTATTCGTTTACTTAAAGGAGAGATATGGAAGAAGTTCTTTATAAAAAAGTAGGCAAGAAGTACATCCCTGTTCGGCAAACATTCGGCGCTTATGCTTTACCGACAATGAAGTTAGGGTCTTTTGTTTTGACTTACGCTTATACCGATGGTGGGCAATCTTACACTTATGAAGTCACTCCAGATACTGCTTCATTTATTGCAGCATCAAAGGTGGCACAAAAAGCAATGGAAGAAGTCATTCAAGAGAAGTGTAGATATGTACCTGAGCGCGTTAAGTTCACAAAGAAGCAGCAAGCTATTATGGAGGACTTTCAAAATCAGATGTTCAAGGCTGGTGGTAACATGCCTACATGGTGGACAAGTGCTTCAGGATACGAGATAGCTCAAGCAGGTATTGATGCTGTGCGGAATTATAAACCATAAGGAAATTATGACATACAATACAAAGGGTAAAATGAAAAAAGAAGATAATTATGTAGCAAAAGAAAAGGTAACAGAAGTTGAGAAATTTCCAATCCTTGAGTGCAAAGAACGGGGGATTCGTCAAGAGACTTTAGACATCTTTGGAGTACGGGCAGGTCTTTCTCAGGTTGATGGAAAAACTGTAGAGGCTTACTATTTCCCTTCCTTCAATAAGAAGGGGAAAATTGTTGGTTACATGAAACAGGACTTGACTAAATCCAAAGATGAAAAAGGTCACTGGTCTGCTGTTGGGTCAGTCTCTCTAAATAACAAATTGTTTGGGCAAGATGTTGCTGAAACCGTAGGACGAAAGCGGAATAATCTGGTTGTTACTGAGGGACAGTGGGATACTCTTTCTGTTTATCAATCAATGGTTGACAGTGTAAAAGGTACACCCTATAGCGGTATTGAACCTTTTGTTTGCAGTATTCCCCTTGGTACAGGTAATGCTGTAGAGGCACTGCTACACAACGAGGATTTTGCTAAATCTTTTACAGGATTGACTATCTTTTTTGATGATGATTATTGCACACCTGCTGAGGCTAAAAAGGGTATTTTAAAAGGGCATGAGGCGCGTGAAGCTGTAGCCAATGCCTTCGTAGGGTCTAAGCTTTCTTTGTTCACTGTGTACCCATCTAAGGGATACAAAGATGCTTCTGACTACATGCAGAATGAGGACTCAAAACTTCTAGCTAAGGATGTATCTTTTAACAAGAAATCCTTTAGTGCCGAAAAGATTGTGAAAGCTTCAGACATATCCGTTGATGAATTGATTGCACCACGTCCAGAAGGTGTGTATGTAGATAGTTTCCCTCTCTTGATGGAGAAGATACACGGCTTCCGTAAACGAGAGTTGGTACTATTGACAAGTCCCAGTGGTGTCGGTAAATCAACGGTTACATCTTTCTTTGCAAATGCTTTTGTGGAGAAGGGTGAAAAAGTTGGAATGATTTACCTTGAAGAAACAAAGGTTGAAACACTTCAACGTGTTATTGCAAGTAAACTAAAAGTGAACTACTTGAAGTTTAAAAACAACCCCTTGAGCCTAGCCACACGAGAACAAATTGAACAAGCAAAACGTGAAGTTGACGAAGGTGATAAACTTGTTATGCTTGACCACTTTGGGTCTTTACCTATCAGTCAGTTGATGCAAAAAATTAAACACATGCATTTTGTAGAAGGATGTAATTATATTTTACTTGACCATCTTTCTGTGGTAATATCAGGTTCTGATATTGCAAACGAACGTAAGGAACTGGATATTGTTATGACCGAGCTTGCCGCATTCTGTGCAGCTAATGATGTTTGCATTATTGCAGTATCGCACATTAACCGTGATTCGATTTCAGACCAATTGAAACCTAAGAAGGGTGAAGAAGATAAGCCTTTTTGGATTCGGGTGGGAAAAGAAAGTATGAGGGGAAGTGCCTCTTTAGAGCAACTGAGCTTTATTGTGTTAGCATTAGAGCCTGAGATTATGCCTAACCGTAAACGAGGAAGAGTGCGCTTAGTTGTACTGAAGAACCGTCCTTGGGGTTTCTTGGGGCAGTGTGACACATTCTCAGTTGACGATAACACATGGGAAGTTGTTCTTTCAGATTTGGAAGAGGAACAGAAAGGGTTTTAATGGGTAAAGTTTTAACACAAGAGTACTTGAAAGAGATATTAGAGTATAATCCTGAGAGTGGATTGTTTATTTGGAAGGTGCGAAAGTCTCGCCGATCTGCCATCGGCTCTGGTGCAGGAACTAGAAGTAAGAAGGGGTACTTCAGTATTTCTATTGATTCAAAAGTTTACCGCAGTCATCGTTTAGCTTGGTTATACGTTTATGGAAAGTTCCCTGAGAACGGGATTGACCATATCAACGGAAATCCATCTGATAATTCGATACATAACTTACGGATTGCAAGTCAGCAGAGCAATAATAAGAACGTAACAACAAGGTGCAACAATAGTTCTGGTTATAAGGGTGTGAGTTTTGATAAGAACACAGGTAAATGGAAAGCTCAGGCGCAAGTGAATGGTAAGAAAAAACATCTAGGGTTGTTTACAACTCCAGAAGAGGCTTCAGTGGTGTATAACGAGTATACAAAGGAGCACTTTAAAGAGTTCTATAGGAATACTATAAATAAAGGAAAATAATGATTTTAAACGGATGGTGCTTTGACTGTGAAGCAGATAATTTATACCTTCAAGCTAAGAAAATTTGGTACATCCGTCTTAAATCCTTAGACGGAACCCGTAGCCTAGCACTGCACCCTTTCAGGTCTTCCAAGGATGAAATCTACAATCAATTTATGGAATGGGTGGACTCTTTTGAAGACGGTGCTCACGTTGTATTCTTTAACGGACTTGGTTATGACTTATGGCTTATTTGGAAACTGCTAGATATTCAACCTCGTGTTGGGAAGCAAGGTAAGGACTGGATTGAGGACAAGCACGTCCAATTCATCGACGGTTATGTGCTGAGCATGTACCTCAACCCAAACAACCCTAGGCACTCCCTAGGTGCCCTATCAGGTTCTGAAAGTGATGATGGTAAGATTGATTACCGTAACAGTCTAATCAAGGCTGGTGCGATGACGGGCTTAGAGCCAAAAGGTCACGAGTTCTCGTTCTACCACCCTCTCACAGAGCCGTACTGTGACCGAGACGTTGATGCTACCATTCGTGTTGTAAAAGACTTATGGAAGCAGGCTCAAGGTATGTACGGTGAATCATGGCTTCATCCTAGCTTTCGACAGATGCAAAAAGATTACTGGCTGTACAGCGCACAAGCCTACACTGGTGTCAAATTTGATATAAACAAGGCTAAGGAATTAGTCATCCATATCGAACAAGAAATGAAGGTACTTAAAGACTACGTAGACCCGTTACTACCATCCAGACCACTGAAGACTGCTGAGTTGAGTTACTACAAGCAACCAGCGAAGCCTTTCTCCAAGTCAGGTGAAATATCGTCAAGCATGGAGAAGTTCTTAGTTAAGCACAACGCAACATTAGTTGACCGAATCATTACAGCTTATGGCGAGTCCGTGCCTGTTGAGTCCAACGCAGTTTTACCTGTTAAGCTTCCGATGGAAATTGACGACAACGTAGAATTGAAGCAATACTTCCTAGATAACGGGTGGATACCTAGTGATGATTACTGGAATCATAAAAAAGGTACTGACGGTAAACCAGAGCGAGATGCGAACAATAAGTTTACTAGAACTACTCCTAAAATCAATCACGCTGGAAAAATTTGCCCTAATTTACTAAAGCTTGATGGGGACGTGCCGAAGAAAGTTGTTAAGTTTCTAAGCTACCGAAACCGATTAGGTGTTGTCACTGGTTGGTTGAACAACTGGAGACTTGAGTTTGATGGTAGACTCAGTGCTGAGATTTCAGGCTATGCTCCAACCTCAAGGGTTAAGCATAAGTTAGTTGTCAATGTACCAAAGGCTGCAGATGATGTGTTGCTTGGTCACGAGATGAGGGAGTTATTCTGTGTAGATAAGGGTAACTGGTACATTGGAACAGACGCTTCTGCTCTTGAAAATCGTACCCTTGCTGGGTACACCTACAAGTACGACAACGGGGAGTTTGCAAGAGTTCAATTAGAGGGTGACCCACATTGCTACTCAGAAGATACTGAGATTTTAACACCTAATGGTTGGTCTACTTTTGGTAATCTAACTAAAGGGGAGAAGGTTGCACAGTGGGATAACGGTGAGATTTCATTTGTTAAGCCAAGCCGTGTTATCTGGCAAGATTACGAAGGAGAAATGGTAAGTCTATCAGGTATGGCTGTTGATTTCCTTGTCACACCTAATCATAGAGTACTTGTAACAAACGTAAAAAGCGGGAAAAGCAAGGTAAAACTAGCACATACACTGCACAATCGAAACTCTAATTGGAGATTGCCCACTCACGGATTAACAACCTCTAAGGGTCTAGAACTGTCGAACGATGAAATCAGATTTATTGTTGCTCTACAAGCTGACGGTAGTATGAGTAAAACTGCTTTCAGGTTCGAGTTTGTAAAAGATAGGAAAATAGTTAGGATGCGGAATATTCTGTGCAACTTAGGTATACCTTATACAGAGTCCACTGGTAAAAGTAATACAACTACTCGCTTTTACGTGAAGCATGTTGACGCAGGTTTTGTGTTCAAGGGTATAACTATTAATAAAGTATTCTCTAACTTGTTGCTAGGAATGTCTCTAATGCAGTGTGAGACCTTCATCGAGGAGATTAGGCACTGGGACGGTACTACACTGAGAAGTGGTGACACCGTTTTAGATACGACCTGCGAGGAGAGCTGTGACATGGTTGCAACTATTGCAGCCCTAGTGGGTAGAAAATCGCGCAGGTCTGTGTTTGACAAACGAGGTGGTTTTGGTGACTGTACAATTCATAGGTGTTATATCTCTAAGGACAGTTCTTCGATAGGTGCTGCTGTACTTGGAACAAGTATAAAAGCAGTTGAGTATAAGGGTAAGATTGGTTGTGTCAGTGTTCCAAGTACATTCGTGGTTGTGAGGAGGAATGGTAAAATTCTAATCTCTGGTAATACTTTCAATGCTTTTGCCTTCTTCCCTCACTTGTTGAAGAAGTTTGATACTGATAACCAAGAGAATAAAGAGAACCCTGAGTTCAAACCTTGGCGAAACAAGGCTAAGACTGGTGCATACCTACTAGCCTTTGGTGGTGGCGCACCTAAGCTTGCCTCAAGCCTCGGATTATCTAAATCCGATGGTCAAGCTGCTTTTAATAACTACTGGGAGAAGAATAAAGGTCTTGGGTTACTGAAGAAAGCAGTAGAGGGTTACTACGACACTACAGGGAATAAGAAATACATTCCTGCAATTGATGGTAGGATTGTTTCGGTACGAGGTAAAAATGTTTTACTATCCTGCCTTGGGCAAGGATGTGGAGCAATTGCTATGTCCTATGCAGGTTGCTTAATGGATAATTGGCTAGGAGACTTCTACCTCGACGAATTAGGCAGACCTTACTACGATGTTGATGGATACAAGATAAGACGTATATCCTTCTTCCACGACGAATATTCTTGGGAAGTTGAAGACGGCGCACAAGACAGGATTAGGGAGTTAAGTGTAAAAGGTATTGTTAAGGCTGGCGAAGTCCTAAAATTAGTATTACCATTAGCAGCAGAGGGTAAAATGGCTTTTGAAGGTACTTGGCAAAATGTGCATTAATCTCCACATGTTGCAAATAAACAACCACAAACACATAACTTTGCGCTATAATTAAGTTTTTAACAAAAGGAGTAAATATGTTCGGATTTTTAGAAGATGTAGTAAAAACAGTATCAGCGGTAGTAACTGTACCAGTCGGTATTGTTGCCGATGTCGTTACAATGGGTGGGCAGCTTAATGACAAGGATAAACCCTATACAGCCGAGGCAGTTGAGGATTTTATGAAGAATCTTAGCAATATTACTAAACCAAGAGGTTAGGATGCAGCACTACAATTGGAATAAACTAGACGAGATTGCTTGCAAAGCCTTGAACAAGTACGGTGTTCATATTGCTTACGGCTTAGATGACACACCAGAGGATGATAAAATTGCAGAATTTGTTTGTAAAGAAGTTCGACGCCTTTACGCAGATAGTGCAACTTATCACAATTTCATGTCAGCAATTGTGTGCGGAGGTTTGTTAACCTTCGACACAAAAGAAGAGGCTTGGGCTTTCTACAAAATCTTTGAGCAAGATCTCACAGATTCATCAAGTATTTATGCTTGTATTTATTCGCCAACAGAAGGTTGTATGACGGAGAATACTTGATGAAACCGATTCTGAATCTCTATGCCAACAAAAGGCAAGCAGTACAAGCTTTTGAAAAATGCATAGTCGAGGGGCAATACTATAAGGCTTCTTCTCCTTGTATGCGAATAGAGACATTTGATTCACTGGTGTACTTCATGTATTACACATCTTATGAAAATGCTAGACACAATGAACTTTGCCAAGTGTGGGGTGAAATCAACTTCTTTGTTGAATTACCTGAGAATGTAAGGCTGCACTATTTATCGAGGATTCGACAGGTAAAGGAGAGTAATTAATGTACGACTACTACACAAAAGACATTGAATCAGTGCATGACTTAGATGACGATGGGATTTTTGTTTTTGGTTCTAACTTAGCAGGTAGGCATGGTAAAGGTGCAGCAAAGTTTGCGCGTGATTACTTAATGGCAGACATTGGAACAGGTTATGGTTTCACAGGCTTTTGTTTCGCCATACCCACAAAAGGTTATAACCTAGAGGTGTTGTCTCTTGAGGATATTGAGGAGTTTGTTAGACTTTTTAAAATATGTGCAAAAGAAGAACCTAACAACACATTTTATGTGACTAAAATTGGTTGTGGTCTTGCAGGTTACAAAGACCACGAGATTGCACTACTGTTTAAAGGGTCACCAAGCAATTGTAAGTTTCACATAGACTGGAAGATGTACCTACAAAATCCAGTCTTACGGTAGAGTTCACGATCTTTAAAATCGTCCACGGCATATTGCCACAATTTAAATAAACGAAAAAGGAGTTAATAAATGAGTGATTTTACATTTGAAGCCTATGGTGTATCACAGAACGAGGGTAAACAAAAGAGCACAGTGGACTACGAGGCACTTAATACTTACGTTGTAGAGGCGGTAGGTTGTCAGCAACCAGAGGTGCTGATTGGTACTATCGTCGGTATTGTAGACGTTGGTGTACAACGTATGGAAGATGCTGAGATTGTCTTTACTGGCACTGAGGACGAAGAAGCTGATATTATTGCAGACAAGCCTGATACTTACTTCAAGGATGGTTTTGATAACGGTAAACCAGTTCGATATAAGTGCTATCCACAACGTGATCAACAATCTGTAGCATTGGTTGTGGACTTCCCATCGGTTATGCTTAACAAGGCACAATTCTTTAAGGCTGGTAGCACAGAAGAAAAACCTTTGCGTATGGTGCTTGGCGGTGAGTTCTGGAACAGCAATCTAAAGCAAAAATTGATGCAACGTCCTACTGCACTCAAGGTTATGAAGAACACCGATGGAAAATGGAGCTTCAACGATAAGCACCTTTTGTACAAGATGGCAATTGCCTCGAAACTGATTGAGCCAAAGGGTGTATTCCTTCCTGAGCACATTGGTAAACTGCTTGGTAAGTCATTTCAGTTTGAAGTTCAAATCTTCAATAAAAAAGGTAAGGACAATAAAGATTATTACACTGAAAAAGTTGGGTTCAAGGCAGGACTTGGACGTGGTATGACAGCAGAACCTTTACCGACAGAACCATTTGTTGTGCAGTTTAACAAAGAGAACAGCCCTGAATCCTTAAAAGAACTGCGTTTTCACGTTGTGAATACAATCAAGAATGCTGTGAATTATGAAGGTTCACCAATCAGTAAGCAGTTAGACGCTGCTCGTAGTTATACGAAGCCTGTTGAATCAGCTAATGATGATGCACCTGACGATGTGCCATCTACACCACCAGTTAAAGCGCCTGTGCGAACACCACGAGTAGCTAAGGCTGTACCAGAGGAGTCTGAAGATATTCCGTTTTAAACGGGTTTAACAGAGGCTAGGGCGATTATTTTAAGATTTGGGTATGAACGTACTCAGATTGGGAATAATCGTTCGTAGAAGGTTTAATTTAATAAGGAGAAACATATGGAATCTAAAGAAATTATTGCTAAGATGGTATCAGTGTACGCAGAGATTGAAGCACACACAGAGCGAATGAAAGAACTTAAAGAAGAGGCTAAGGCTATTGGGACTGATCCAAGTATTCTAGCTACAGTAGCTAAGGCTATCTTCGATGGTAAATCAGGTAAACTTCGTGGAAAGTACGAGGAGACCTTGGATATTCTTGATAAACAGGACGAGTAATATGAGCGTAACTATTACTATTTCAGTGGACTTGTTTGAGCATATTAAGAAAGTCAGTTCGCAGTTTGAAGAATTACCAGAAGATTTCAATCCTTATGACCAGTTTGGCGGCAATATGGATGATTCCTTTTGGGGTGGAGCTACTTACGGAGAGAATGAACTAGCTGCACAGATTATTGGTTCTTATGAAGCAAACAAAGTTCAAGGATAAAAAGAAAAGGGTTGTGCTTGTTGATTCAGATATTTTAATATACCGTGTAGCAGCAGCCTGTGAAGTAAGGTCAGTTGAAGTCAAGCACAACAAATCAGGGCGAGTAAAGGTGTTCAAGAACAAGACAGCATTTAAAGATTTTCTTAAAGAAAAGTCCTTTGAGTACGTTGAAAATGATTACACCTTTATGGATTTACAACAAGTCAATGAAGATATGTCGTGGCAGTTTATTTTAAACAACCAAGTTAAATCTTTCAAAGAGACATTGTGGGGCGATGAGTTAATCTTTTTAATCTCAGGAGAAGGGAACTTCCGTGATGACTTGCCGTTACCTAAAAAATACAAGGGTAATCGTGATGACATGATGAAACCTCTACTCCGCCAAGACTGTAAGGAGTATTTGAAGGGTAAGTACAAAGCTGTTTTGATTAACAACGAGGAAGTTGACGACGCAATCGTTTGGATGGGTTATGAGTATCTTGCAAAAGGTTACGAAGTTATTATTGTAACCTCAGATAAAGATGCGAACGCTTATTCAGGTTTGAAGTTGTATAACTACACACATGAAAAACCAGGGATTGTTGAGATACCTGAATTTGGGTCTTTGTGGGTGGATGATAAAGGTGCAGTCAGAGGATTAGGTTTCTTGTGGGGGTGTTTTCAACACGTCAAGGGCGATGTTACCGATGGGTTCAAACCTTGCGAGCTTGCTGGTGTAAAGTACGGAGATATTTCAGCGTACAATTTGTTAAAAGACTGTCAAAACGAGCAAGAAGCCTTGGTAAAGGTTTGTCAACAGTACCAGTCTTGGTATCCGAAGCAAATCGAATACAAGGATTGTTTTGGTGTGAAACACCTTGCAGGTTGGAAATTCTTAGCAGGTTTGTATTTCAAATGCTCACGTATGAAGACTACAAAAGATGACAAGGTAGTGTTTTATGACTTTGCGAAAAGTTATGGGCTGGACTTACTAGATTGGGCAGATGAACTTGAAGATTGAAACAAAAGACCTCTACGGTGCTAAGGATGTAAAAGAAGTTCGAGAGCTATTAGTTCAAGAGCAGGAGCAGCTTGATAAGTTAACCCTTTCTTTAATGCATCCCTCTCAGTATGTACTTGACCACAACCACCAGAACTTATTCGTCCGTGGAGTTTTAAATCGTGCAACTAATTCAATGCTAGGTAAGATTGAAAACGCTTTCAACAGGTACATCAAACACTGGTACACAGGAAGCTTGTCAAACTTCCTCAGACAGTGTGCAAGTTATTTAGAGCACCCACCAGATGAAAGGTTTAGACATCCGCAGTGGCAAAAGCAACTAAAAGTGCAGTTCAACAAACTATCCGAAGGGCAGAAACGAACAGTGCTGGAGACGTTTGAGAAACCAGACGGTAAGAATGGTAAAGAGCGTAAGGCGATATTCGCTAAACTAATCCTCGATAGAAATCTAGGCTATGAAAAAATCAGTAATATTTTAAAAGGAGTAAATTAATATGGAAAACCAAGCAAGGACTTGTATAGATGTTGTATGTTCAGCGGTGTCGTTCAATAGGGAAGGGTTCATAATTTCAGATGTTAAGCAAATCGAACGAGACAACACTGTCCATCTTTTGTTTAAGGACATTAAAAATACCAAGACGGTTCAGTGGATGCAAGATTTTCTTAACGCTTTTAAAACAACAGGTGTAGCAATTGAGTTAACACAGAGTGCAAAAAACTTGGTGCGGCATATTGGGTTAGCAGAGTGCTTAAACGGATTAAATGAACAAAAAGGAGTTAACTAAATGCAAGACAACAACACCCCAACTTGGGGCTTCACTTACCGAGACATAGACGGCGCAATTAGCACTAAGTCTTTTGAAGCTATTTCATGGACAAGAGCACTACAAGAGTTTGTGTACTTTCTGAAGGGTGCAGGATTTAGCTTAGATGACGACTCTATCCAAATTAAGCACGAACACTACGATGAATCTCTTTGGTTTGGATACATCTGTCCCAATGTTGACGAAGAAGAAACTGAAGATTGGAGACACCCTGATGACACAGACCTCTCAATGCACTTCTGCCCTCCGTTTGAAGGTGACCCAACTGATTGTGCTTTTAAACACGATCCCACTTTAAAAGACCTCAAGGAGTCTGTTGACGCTTTAGTTTTAGAGATTAGTGCTTTGAATTACTACAAAGAGAAAGAGTTGCAAGAGCAAGAAGCATGGGCAAAGACTATGGACTCTTTCATTGATTCATTACGTTATACACAAGGAGAGAAAGTTTGAGTTATACAACAGAACAACAAAAAGCAATTACATTTTTAAAGCAATCAGGGTTATCTAGCCGTGCAATTGCAAATGAGTTAGACATCTCTAAATCTGGAGTTAATTATTTCCTAGCACGAGAAACGGAAGTAGTTGTTAAAAGCAAAGAACCTAGGATTCTTATCTTAGACTTAGAAACAGCAGCAGCAGTTGCTATGACTTTTGGCAGGTTTAAAATTAACCTCGGGCAAGACAACATTGTGTCAGAAGGTGGTTGGATTATGTGCGCGAGCTGGCAATGGCTAGGTGAAGACGTGGTTCATAGCATTGCACTCACACCCACTGAAGTCGCTGCATGTGATGATTCCCGTATCATTGCAACCTTTTGGGAGCTTTACGAGCAAGCCGATGCTATTGTGGCGCACAATGCGCTTCAGTTTGACCATAAAGTTTTACAAGCTCGTACAGCATTCAATGGCTTCCCTCCTTTACCGACTGTCAAGGTGCTAGACACACTGGTGCTTGCAAAGAAGCATTTACGCTTACCAAGTAACAAACTGGACTCAATAGGAGAATATTTTGGTCTTGGACGTAAAATCGACAACGGTGGAATCTCCCTCTGGAAGCGAGTTCAAAGCGGCGAGAAGGCAGCAATGAAGGAGATGGTGGAATACTGCGAACAGGACACACGATTGCTTACAGAGGTTTATTTACGCTTACGTGCGATAGGTCACGCTGGTTCGGACTTCAATGCAGGGTTGTATCACGATGATGATAAGAAACGGTGCCGACGCTGTGGTTCTGAGCATGTGCATGAAACAGGGCGAACCAGTAATACATCTTTAAGTGTGTTTACTGAGTACCGTTGTAATGATTGTGGTGCGACACAGAGGGACAGAGTTTCAATAACAACAAAAGCTAAACGTGCTGTGTTATTAATGTAAATTATGATGTAGTAACTCCTGTAAATTATGATTTTCACAGGAGTTTTAATTTTAGGAGTTAAATGTGCTTACACAGAATTACTTAAAAGAGGTCTTGGAGTACAACGCAGGACAAGGGCAGTTTTACTGGATAAAGAAAACCTCTTCAAAAAGTAGAATAAAAGTCGGAGTTATTGCGGGTAATTTAAACATAGATGGTTATAGACGAATTAAGATTTGTGGTAAGAAGTACCAAGAACATCTTCTTGTATGGTTCTATAACTACGGATATTTCCCTATTAAGGTACTTGACCATATTGACGGTAATCCATCTAATAACAGACTGGAAAATCTAAGAGAGTGTTCCCAAAGTGAGAATAATAGGAATAAAGGAATAGCTGTTAACAACACAACAGGTTTCAGAGGAGTAACTTACTGCAAGAAGAAGAAAAAGTTCAAGTCTACGGCTTGCTTAAATGGTAAAAAGATTCATCTTGGTTATTTCTCCACTGGTGAGGAAGCCTCTCTCGTTTGTGAAGCCGCAACAAAGGATCTACACGGAGAATTTTACAGAGATACAACAAAAGATGTAAAAATCTGATATAATACACTCCATCGAGCGAAAGCTCTTTGGAGTTTTAATTTTATTAAAAAGGAGAAACAACATGATAGAACGTAAAACAGTTAGACAAAAACTAATATCTTTTGACACAGACGAACTTCGTTGCTTTTTTGACGAAGTTGAAGTCAAGGAAGCATTACAAAAGTTCACAGCAAGTATTGAGCGACAACTAAACACCCTTGCAGCTAAAAACGCAGACAAGTGCATATTCTATCTTGAAACTTCATGTGATGATTACGGCAAGGATGTTATAGACGGAATTTATTTGAGTGCAGAGCGCCCTGAAACAGATGAAGAAGTACAACTACGTATTAACAAAGAGAATATTCAAGCGGAGTGGAACTTAGTCTACGAGCAACAAGAGTACCGACGATTGAAACAGAAGTTTGAGGGAACAAGTAATGACTGAAATCCAAATCAAGTCCTGTAAAGACTCGCTTCTCTGGTACAATAGCCAAGTTGGACAAACCTTCACCTCTTACCGTGAATACGATGACTCGTACTTAGTGCGCTGTCCAGATGGTTTGTCAAACATTATATACAAAGTAGATTGTGAAATTATTAAAGGAGAAATGAATGAATAAAATGCAAGAGTTATACGAGCTAACTAAACGGTTTAATGACATCTCAGGAGCAACAAAAGAGGTGAGCGAGAAATCACTGATTGAGCAGTACACTTACATTCGAGAAGAGTTCAAGGAGATGGCAGATACTTTTGGTGATGATGTTTACTACGACAGTTCTCAGTTGAGCCTTGAAACACGGATGGTTGAACCACTGTTGGATGATTGCTTGGACGTGCTCATAACTGTCTTTGGAATGCTGCAAAAGCTCGAAACACTTGGAGTAGATGTAAACGGTGCAGCTATCGCTACAGCAGAAAACAACCTATCTAAGTACCCTGCAGCACCAGCGGTGGCACACGAGACTGTTGAGCGTAGAGCTCGTGAAGGTATGGAAGTTCTAACTAAGTTTAATGAAGAATATGGTGTCTATACACTTCGCAATGCTGTTACAATGAAGGTTGTCAAACCTTATAATTTTGTCAGTAATGATTTGAGGGTTTTTGTTCCTAAAGATTTGGAGATTAAATAATGGAAAATACAGATAAAATTGTGAATGGTGTGACTTATGAAAGAGTACCCATCACTGTACTACATGGACAAATATCTTGTGTTGGTTGTGCTCACAAAACTAACCCTGACAGAGGCTTATGCGGTAGTTTAACAACAGCAGATTGTGCAAAAGAATACGTATGGCAAGTTAAGGATGTTACTAAATCTTCGGTTCAAGGTGTCAAAACAGACACAGGTAAGCCCCGCTACACCCTTATCCCCCCGTTTGCCTTAGAACAAGTAGCTATCTGTTTAACAGAGGGTTTAAAGACACATCCTGCAAAAGATAATTGGAAACTTGTTGAGAAAGGTAAGGAGCGATTCTTGGACTCGTTGTATCGACATTGGAACCAGTATCAAATGGGTGAAATTTTTGACAGGGATAACCCGAATGTTCGGAACTTGGCTGCAATAATTGTGAATGCGTTATTTGTGCTTGAATTTGAAACTAATCCAGAATTGAAAGGAAATAAATAATTGGAATTTATTAAAGCAAAAATAATTGGTTATACCCAACCATCAGAGGAGTTCAAAGACTCCTTCTCAAACCTAAAAGAATTGGTTGCATACTGTAGCCGTGTATCTAACCCAAGTAATCAGTTCAATAATGACACTGCAGATAAGTTAATTAATTACTTGGTTAAGAATAAACACTGGTCACCATTAGAAATGTGTAGTTTGACTTTAGAACTGGAATGCCCACGAGACATTGCACGACAGCTTTTACGTCACCGTTCATTTAGTTTTCAGGAGTTTAGTCAAAGATATGCAGACCCTACTAAAGATATGCACTTCATTCTCCGTGAAGCACGTCTACAGGACTCTAAGAACCGTCAGAACAGTATTGAATCCAGTGATAGAGAACTTCAAAACCTTTGGGAAGAAAAGCAGCAAGAGGTTATTCATGCGGCTAAGGAAGCCTACGAGTGGGCTGTGATCAACGGTATTGCAAAAGAACAAGCTCGTGTAGTTCTTCCAGAGGGCAACACTATGTCCCGATTATATGTACAAGGTACTTTAAGATCTTGGATTCATTATATTGAAGTGCGTAAAGATATTAGCACACAGAAAGAACACAGAGAACTTGCACTAAAGATAGCTGAAGTAATATCTAGAGTATTTAGTTTAAGTAATCTGTAACAATTGTTACAAAACGTGGTATAATAGTAAGTCCAAATTAACAGGAGAATTATGAAAACAAAACAGGAAAAGATTACTACATCTAGCATTATCGCTTTGTGCTATGTGTCAGCAATGGATATTGCAGAAATTAAACCAGATTACACATATAAATGGGGGGACGAAAATCCTGAATTATTCAATGATATTTTGTATCAGTTCGGGATGGACACAACCAGTTTCATTGAGCGTCAGGAAAGTGTGACACACCGTTCACGCCTGAATCGGCTAGTAACAGCAGACCGTTGGGTTGGTAACGAACGAATTGACGACGATTGGATAAAGTCTAGTTATGCTAGCCGTGAAGCGAGAGATAAGGCGAGTGGAAGTAAATTATTGAATGATATTTATCGTATGAAGGGTTTAAGTTAATGAGTGAACAACTTGCACAACATTTAATTCCGATTGATGAATTTCAAGAGCCTATTGATTTTGCAAAGACACAGCTTAAAATCATGTGGTTTCCAGACGAGATTAAAGTAGAAAAAGATATTCAAGATGTGTTGGTTAACTTCTCTGAAGCTGAAAAAGAAGCGGTCATTACAACTTTAAAACTTTTTAGTCTTTACGAGACCCATGCTGGTGATGAGTACTGGGGGGGACGTTTTAAGAAAATGTTCACTGGTGCGGAGTTTCACAGGTTAGCCAGTGTCAACTCAATGGTAGAACTTGCAGTACATGCTCCGTTCTACAAGAAGATTAATGAACTACTTCATATTGACAACCCAGAATTTTATTTATCCTATGTAAATAACCCAGTATTAAATGCACGGATAAAACACATCGGTGAAATTATAGACCATCCGAATGACCTAGTATCACTTGGTGCTTTCTCCATGATAGAAGGGGCTGTGCTTTATAGTAGTTTTGCTTTTTTAAAGCACTTTCAATCTGAAGGTAAAAATAAACTTATGAGCACAGTTCGAGGTATTAATTTCAGTGTTCGAGATGAGAATTTACATTCGATGTCAGGTGCTTGGTGTTTTAAGCATAAAGTAAAGATTAACAAGGTATCTGAGATTGAGTTAAAAAAAGTAGAGGTAATTTTACGCGAGACAGCACATAAGTTACTTGAACACGAGAAAGAGATTATCGCGCTCACATTTAGTAAAGGAAAAATTGAAGGTATCACAGCGCATCAGTTAGAGAACTTCACAATGTCACGTCTAAATGAGTGCCTGAAGAACTTAGGTTTTGCTAAGGAATTTGATGTGAAATATGACCCAATAAGTTCTTGGTTTTATAAGGGTATTAACAGCTACCAAATGAATGATTTCTTTTCTGGACAAGGAAGAGAGTACAGTCGAGAGTGGGATGAGCATGGTTTTGTATGGAAATTAGAAAAGGAAACAACAAAATGACAGATAACTTATATCGCCGTTTAAGCGAAGAACGAAAGACACTCCAAGGACAGGATTTAATTCCAGAATGGTATACAACTGCAGGTTGGCAGCTATTTAAAGAGAAGTACCTCTACGAAACTGACCGAGCGGTACGAGGACAATTTGAACGAATTGCAACCACTGCTGCAAAACACTTAAAAGGGACTAAGTTTGAATCTCAAGCTGAATCCAAGTTCTTCGAGTTATTTTGGAAGGGTTGGTTGTCACCATCCACGCCTGTGCTTGCTAACATGGGTACAACTAGAGGTTTACCAGTGTCGTGTTCTGGTACGTTCGTAGATGACAGCATTGACGGTTTCTACAGCAACCGCCGTGAAGTAGCTATCCTAACCAAGCACGGTTTTGGTACAGCAAGCTACTTAGGTGCAATTCGACCTCGTGGTGCTGTAATTAGTAAAGGCGGTAAAGCATCTGGTGTACTACCTGTATTAAAAGGTCACATCCAAGACATGAGAGATGTAGCACAAGGTACGGCGCGGCGTGGTGCTTGGGCAGGTTATATTGAAATTGACCATGACGCATTTGACGAGATTGCAGATTTTGTAGAGGCAGAACCAGATGATGCGAACATTGGTTGGATCATTAAAGATTCTTTTGTAGCTAAATTAGATGCAGGTGATAACGAGTCCACACGAAGATTTCAGAAAGCTTTGAAGTTGAAAATGCTGACAGGTAAAGGTTATTTTATGTTCATGGACAAGATTAATCGCAAGCGTCCTGAAAGTTATTTGAAAAATAACCTTGAGGTTGTCACGAGTCAACTTTGCAGCGAGATCACACTTTTTTGTGATAAAGAGCATACATTTACTTGTGTCTTATCCTCAATGAACGTATCAAAATATGACGAGTGGAAAGACACGGATGCTGTACAGTGGGCAACTATTTTCTTAGACTGTGTTGCTTCTGAGTTTATCGAACAAGCGAAGGACATTTCAGGCTTAGAGAAAGCAGTCTTGTACACTGTAAAAGGAAGAAGTTTAGGGTTAGGGCAATGTGGTTTTCACACTTACCTTCAGGAGAAGATGATTCCTTTTGAAGCCTTTGAAGCCCACATGATTAATTTAGATGTTGCAGCACACATTGATAAGGAATCCTTGGTTGCGTCGAAATTACTAGCAACTGAGCTTGGTGAACCAGAGTGGTGTAAAGGGTTAGGTATCAGGAATACTCACCGTATCGCTGTTGCTCCGACAAAATCCACAGCTTTAATTATGGGGGGTGTATCTGAGGGAATCAGTCCAGACCCTGCAATGAGTTTTACACAGCTTACTGCAGCGGGTGAAGTTGATAGATTGAACCCTGTACTCCTTAACTTAATGAAAAGTAAAGGTATTTATAGTGTTCACAAGGTTAAAGAAATCACAGACAAACAAGGAAGTGTACAACATGTGGATTGGTTGACTCAAGAAGAGAAGGATGTATTTAAAACAGCTTTTGAAATCAACATGAAATCAGTGCTGCGTTTAGCTGCAACAAGGGGTCGTTATGTTGATCAGTGGCAGTCTCTAAACCTGTTTTTCTCAGCAGAAGCTGCGCCTGAGTGGATAGCTGAAGTGCATCAAGAGGCGTTTACTAATCAAGATATTCTTGGGTTGTACTATATTTATACTCAAGCAGGCGTTCAATCGGCTGACGGTGAATGTATTGCTTGTCAATAACAAACAAAGGAGAAACAAAATGAAAGACAAAATCGTAACCATCTTCCGCACGAAACAGTGCAAGAACGGTAAAGCGCTAACAGAAGCAGTACGATTACTGCCTGTTGATCAAGAGTCAGTCCAAGTGGTGTACGTCAACGAGGAACCAGCTATAGCAACGTTTTTCAGAATTATCGAATCACCTACCGTCCTGATGTTCGAAGATGGCGAGGAAACTGTCCGACACGAAGGTGCAGTACCTCCTGAAATCATTCTTGCTTTCCTAAACAGCTAACCAAACGAAAACCTCCTTGTTTAACCACTCGGGGGTTTTCTCTCGCCTTTACAAACTGTTACAAAAATATTTCTTATAAATCTGTTGACACAGTAATCAACTCTGCTACAATCCAAACATCATCAACAACAAAGGAGTAAACCATGCTATACATCACACCATCACAACGAGCACAAATCAAGCAACGAGCAGTTCAAATTCGCCAGACTGTAGGTCAAGGAAAGCAAGACAACGCCGCTGCGAAACTAAAAGTAAAGAAAGAATTAACACAAGGGGAAACACAGCAACTGTTGCACATTCTCCACGGAGAATTAGAGTGTACAACGTCTAATAAAGAACGTGAAAACGAAACGGCAAGTGAAATGTGGATAGGTGCAAACAAAGACGACGAGGAAGGTCAAAACTACTTCGAGGAGTTTTCGTTCTACAATTCTCTTGCTAAGAAAAGTAAACAAAAAGAGAAAACCCTTGTCAACCTTATCACCAAGCTCAAAGGAATGCGCTAGTGAAAGCAGTAGATTTAACTAACCTACACAATTGGCAACGAGTCAAGACATTGACCAATGCTTTACACATGGAAAAAGATTATGACTGTGAACTGTCACCTTACGCTAAAGTCCTCCTTGCGAACTTGACTAAATTAACAATAGAAGCACTAGAATACGCGAAAGGGAATGAATATGATAACTAAGGATTATGTAGAAGCACACCCTGAACTGTGGCAAGATATTCTAGTACCTCATGTTGTTCACGGCTGGATGTGGGATTTTGCTAAGACAGCGGAGCATCTAGGTTATAAATTCTTCCTGTGGAACGATGTTGTGTACCTTTCGACAACAGGACGCATGGCAACACTGGGAGAGGTACAACCCCTAACGTTTACAACACCTAGTTACCACCGTATCAAGATTGTTACATCAACGAAAGCGGGTATAGGTATGGTGTTAAAAGACACATTTCTAAAGAATTGCCACAATTAAAATGAAGCAAAAGTACAAAACCGCGTACTTAGACATGGCTGAGCGATTCGGTCAGACATCAGAAGCTACACGCCTTAAAGTTGGTGCTCTGATTATCAGGGACGATACCATCATCGCTCAGGGTGTAAATGGAACTCCAAGGGGTTGGTTGACAAATTTGTGCGAGGACGCAGACAGTAGTACCAACAGTGTAGTACGACACGCTGAAGTAAACGCTTTAAACAAGCTCAGACGCTCTAACAGCTCATCAAATGGTGCTACTATGTTCTGCAGTCACGCTTGCTGCTTACCGTGTGCTATAGAGCTTGTGGATGCTGGTATCAAGGAATTCTATTTCAAGCACGAATACAGGGACATGAGTGGATTGGATTATTTAGAGTCTAAAGGTGTCAAAGTTGAATGGCTAGACCAAGAGTGTAAATCTTTGTAAAATCGGCACAACCTTTGGATTTCTGTGTATAATCTACGTATCTAAACAAAAGGGAACGAACTTGTTAGTATCTATCACGGATCAAAGACTTATTCAAGAAACTATTCAATCTTGTCTTAATAAGATTCTGGGTGAAACTATAGCGAATTACTTCAAGATTGTTGTAGAATTTAAAAATAAACTAGGAACTGTGGCTGGACTAGCTTACCGAGCAGAGCAAAGGATTGTACTAAACGAAGCGTTGTTCCTGAACAACAAAGAGCACTTTTTCAGTGATATAATTCCACATGAAGTTGCTCACATCTTGCAGTACGTTCTTTACCCAGATGAGCGACTACATCACGGTAAAAAGTGGAGATTAATTATGCAACAATTTGGATTACAACCTAATGCCTATCACGACTTAGATGTGTCAAAAGTGGATAATAAGGTACATCGCTACACCTGTAACTGTGAAGGTGGTTACAAGTATCATCAAATACTTGATAATGAACATAGAAAGTTACAAAGTGGTCAAGCAAGAAAGTGTGGAACTTGCGAGACTAGGATTATTCATTTTCCACGAGGAGATTCAGTATGGTAGGTGATAAATTAGAAATTAAAGAATTTGACGGTGAAAGACTTCAAGCTGTTGGATCAGACGGCTCGTGTATTGGTTGTGAATATGAAGAAGGCTGGAATTGCGTCGATATTTTGAAGACTCACCCATGCTCCTCTACAAAACGCTATGACGGGAAGGAAGTTATATGGTTGAAAATTCAACACGGTAAAGACCCTAGACTAACTTCAGTTAAAGAAGTAAAAGACAAGGTTAAGGCTCTACAACAAACAATCCAAGAGCTTATAAGCACTTTTGAAGGTGAGACAGCTACAAGGGTAAGTGCTGTTGATTTCACGGCTTGTCAAGAGACAAGTGGTGCTCATTGTACCTACGACGTAGCAATTACAGTTACCTTGAATTAAAGGAAATACATGATTAAGTACTTTAGCAAAAACACACAAGGCAAGGATTACTTTACTGGGGACACACCCTTACAGAAACCTACTAAACTTGGGAATGTGTATTACATTGATATAGGGGCATGTTTTGGTAAGGATTTGACGCTTCTGAGCACAGAAGAATTAATAAGGATTTGAACTTTACAAAGAGTTACAAAATTCAGTGAAAACAGGTAGAGATTTAATATAGAATACATCTATTGAAACAAAGGAGTAAATGATGAAAACAGTACCAAAGATTACACGCGAAATATGGAACACTGCAAGCTGCACAATAGGATGTGCTGGAGGTGCATGGGAAATCTGCAACAAAGCCATTGAAATAGCCCTAGCAGAGCAGCAAGAGCAAAATCTAAAGAATGAGATTGAAGGGATGAGTACACCGGCTCTGAAAGCATACCTAAATTTATTGACTGAAAAACAAGAGCAATACATCACAGCAGCACAGGCGCGACGGCTAGGTTTTGGAAAAGTTTTAGTGAGACAAAAAGGTGAAAAATACTGGCAAGGTGTTACAGATGGTTTTTATTACTCGCCACAATTTGAATACCGCGCCATCAAGCAAGCACAGCCCGAGCCAGTTCAACCAGCCGTCGATGTAGACAAGGTACATCCGGAATGGGAGTTTGGGTCAGCACCGTTCAAGGATTGGTGCGGAAAATGGTTCGGCTCAGATTCCGATGAAACGTATCTGGCTAAAGCTGTCTTGTCTCTACCCATCAAAGCACAACCTGAGCCAACCGACAAACATACCGACGTTCGCGCTGAGTATGCCAAGCAAGTCAGAGACGATACTAGACATTTTTATTTGTGGAAACATAAAGCACCCTTACTGCCGCTCATTAATTGCTACGGCGCTCCTGAATTTCACCCTGAATACGAATACCGCTGCACAGACATAAGCTGCTACGTTTCAAAAGACGGTGAGTCTGCTATCAGGATGTTGCGGACTGAGGCGCAGGAGTTGCAAGCCAAGACTAGAGATGAGTGCGACTGGTTTACTCCGTTCAGCAGTCAACTTGACGTCGATGATGACTTTTTTAGCTTTGGCAGTAAAGGCACTTACACCTACCGCACCAAAGCCACCATCAAACTAGACGGGCGCAGGGTCACACCTGAGCAGGCAGCGGCTGAGTGGGATGCTAAGAAAGAGACGCATGTAATGTGGTTTAAGTTTGCCAACATTGATTGGACAGACGTTATCGTATACCCCGAGGATTATGTTGAATACTTCGCTAATACTGCTAACTGCGAATACGAACTCCGCCCCAAGCAACCAACATGGACAGGTAGCCGTGAAGATGTGATTGCTTTGCTTAAAGAAGTGGGGGTGCTATGAACGAACAACGCGCTTTTACTGTAGTGACAGTGATTCGGGGCTGTAAAACACCATGCCCGCATTACGATGGCGACGATATGTGTGATAGAGAATTTATTCGACCTGAGAACTTTAGACGCGCTATGAAGTTGTTCGTAGAAAACCAGCACACCCTTACCCCCACCTGCCCGATGTGGAATGAAGCTAAACCTATTGGAGAATTGAAATGAAATCTCAAGTAAAAATATGTAAAGTTTGGCACTTAGTAATGCCCAATGGAGCAATGCGATTGTTCTCTGGCGTTAAAAAATACAAGCACATGAACTTGAAAAAGATTTGCATCATGAAGATGAACTTAGAGGCGAGAAAATGACTCCATCACCAGAACAAATAGCAGAGTTAAATTGGGACGCAGCTAATACGTTAGTAGCGCAAGCCACCGAGATAGCCGAGCTAAAAGCAAAGCTAGCAGAGCTTATGCCGCTTGCGAAGTTTGGGGCGATGGTTATGTGTGATTTTTCGGCTTTGACCGTCACAAAAATAAACAATCATGCACTATCGCAAGACCTTATCGGCAACGGCAGCGAAGTTAAACCAAGCATCGAAGCCACTATTGCCAAAATATTGAAGGACTAACATGCAGTACATAATCACAGCCCAAAGAATTGCAGAAATTATTGCTTATGCAAAAATCTACGATGGTGAAAAAATATCAACTTTGCTTCAATCCCTCCCAGTCTTAGAGGGTGAGCCAGTGGGGATAGTGGTTTACAAGCCAAAAATGCTCAGGGTTGGCGCGTTAAATCAAGTAGGCTTGGCGTTGCCAGACCGTACAAAGCTCTATACCCACTCCGCACCATTCACACCCAAATCCATTGTAGAAAAGTGCGCCCAAATCTGTGAGAGCAGGTTTAGATCACTTATGTCCGACAACAATATTACCGCAGGAAATGAGGCTAAGAAGTGTGCAAGTGCCGTACGTCATCACGGGTTAACTTATCCCATCACACCTATTACAGCGGATATGGTTACGGATGAGATGGTTGCAGCTTACGGCGCGAATTTTAATAGCTGGGACACGCCAACGTATTCGGAACAAATAGAGGCCGCTGTCAACGCATACATAGGATCAAAGAAATGAAAATAAAAACACTTTACACCGCAATAAATCATGTGGTCGCATCAATCGGCATGAACGGTGCAATTGACAGCAGAAGCGAGTTAATAGAGGAGCTAAAAGACGCACTGTTTGCCATTGACGGTGGCGTTTACAAGCCCGAATTATTCGATGAAACACAATCAAAATTCACCCAGCTACAAGCCGAAGTGGAAGCGCTACAGGAGATATTAAATTATGCCAAGTAAAAAGGAGTTAGCTCTCACAAGAGAGCAAGTGTTAGGTATTCTTGAACTGAGGTTTCCTGAGTACGAGTTTTACTGGAAAGTAGCTATAGCTCGCAACGTCAAAGCTGGAAGCAAAGCTGGGCGATTGAACAAAGATGGATACACTGTAATCACTATAGATGGGAGCAAATTCAAGGCTCACCGTTTAGTCTGGTTTGTTACTTACGGGGAATTTCCTGATAATCAAATTGACCACCTTGACGGTAACCCCTCTAACAACAGGATTGAGAACCTTAGAGATGTTTCTAACAAAACTAACGGGCAGAACCGCAAGAAGCGCAAACGACTTGATGAGGGTTTACCTACAGGAATCAAAGTCGGTAAGCGAAACAAGATTGGCGAAATTATTGGTTATTACGCCTCTTGGTATGACATTAACGGCAAAAGGCAGGATATATATTTTGGGATTAAAAAGTGGTTAACTTTGGGGGCAGCGTTAGCTGCTTCTATAGCTAGACGCGAACTTGAAATGACTAATCTGCTTGACCTAGGCGCAGCATATACTGATAGACACGGGTGTGAAACTGCTAAGAACCACTGTAAGGATGCTGAGTGGCAACCTATTGAGACAGCGCCGAAGGACTACGTTACCGAGTTTGACGGATGGAATGGGGAGCGAGTTACAAATATCAGTTGGGAACATCCCGCTTATTCACCCAAAGGACACTTTGCATGGTGCGTCAGTGAATATGTCGCCCATCACGGACACGACAATGTAGAAGTAAAAGGGTTAACCCACTGGATGCCTTTACCCAAGCCACCCGCTGCAATAGCTAAAGACACTCAGCTAACCGCACTTAGTGAAATGGTAAAACTTAGTCAGGAAATGGGGTTGTATAATTGAGCCTATGTTACACTTGTTTAAAACAGTTCAACGGATAGAAAATTCAAAGGTTCCCTACTCAAAATGGGGAAATAACACATATATCGACGATAATCATAGTAAATTTAATATTAAAGTGGAGGTCTGATGCATAGCGAAATTAAAATTGAAGAATGGAAGTGCAGTGACGAGGTTGTTAGACTTTACGAAGTTGAACGTAACTCTGTTGTCTCTGTTGTCGGAGACAACAATTGGGTACTACTCTTTGATCACATTGATGGAGCATACAGTTACTGCTTGGATTTACTATCAGGTGACGTAGTTCACCTTGCTGCTTATACGGACGTTAATTTATGGAACAAGAAAAATGCTTGAGTCCTTTCATTTAACCCCCCTTGAACTTGCAGAGGTCAACGAGCTTTGTGACTTTTATAGTGTGAACAACCTTTACGATTTAATTCATACTCAGCAAACACAGATTGAGAGACTTCAAGAAAAACTCAACGAGTATCAGGTTCGTTATTCATCTAAAGTTAGGTACGCCTAGGATGAGCATAGAAAAGACTAAGCTTCGTCTCAAAGACTTGGTACGCTTGACGGCAGATGAGTGCGATTATCACATTTACGAAGTTGAAGATGTACTTTCTACGTTTATAAGCGTATTACGCCACGAGTTGTACAAAGGGAACAGTGTGCTTATTGAAAAATTATGCAAGTTGCAAATTTACAAGCCTAAACCAAGGCGGCTTTACAACTTCAAGACAAAACGCTTGAAACTGTCACCGTCTCACCCAAAGCTTAAAGTCACACCAACTATAGGCTTACTTGACTATATACGTGAACAAGAGGGTACTGGACTTGAAGTTAAAAAAGACACAGCTAACAAACGTCTTCAACACCATCAACACACCGAACAAGGAAAATATTATGAGCAAAACAAACCGCAACCAGTTCAGTAAGAAGAGTTCCCAGAACCAGTATGATACTCAAGAATGGGACGAGGAAAACTTGAATTATCTTGAAGACATTTCATCTGAATTTGGAAATCTTCCTCAGCTTCAGAGGTGGTCAATGAGTAGTGATGGAGAAGAGTAACAATTTGTAACAGTGCTTGCTTGGTTAAATATTTGATGTAGAATTGGTTCATAGACGCAACAGTGGTGGAATTGGTAGACACAGGTGACTAGGGGGATTTATCTTAGAGTAAGGCGCTCAGAGCTTACCTACCCGAAATCGCAGAGCAGGTGAAGGTTCAAATCCTTCCTGTTGCACCAAGTTAATTAAACAAAAGGAATAAACAATGTTAACAATTCACAAATATGATTTATATAGACACGTAGGACGTGTTGCAATGCCTGTTGGTGCTACGGTTCTCTGTATTCAATATTAAGACAACAAACCTTCTCTGTGGGCTAAAGTAGACACGGATAAACCTCTAAGTCCCCGCCAGTTTGTCCGATACGGTACAGGTTGGGAAATTGAAAATGATGATTACTACGCCGATGTCTATATTTCTACAGTGCAAGACAAAGATGGACTTGTGTGGCACTGGTTTGAGGTTGTTTAACATGTTTAAACACTCCCTAAAAAGCAAGACTGCACCAGCATCTTACAACGAGTCCAAAGACTGTTCAGTACGTGCTGTAGCTAATGCAAGCGGTAAGTCCTACGAAGATGTGCGTATCATTATGAAGGCTCTAGGGCGCAAGGATGGGCAGTTCATGGACATGAGAATGTGTGCTGCTGGCTGCATGAAAGCTGGTGGTCAGTTGTTCATTACTGAGTCCTTGAATGATTACAGGTTGAAGCAAGGACGGTATGTTGTATTTGTACCACAGCACTGCTATGCATTAGTTGATGGGGAAATTCATGATACAATCAAACCTAATTCAAGTGATAAACTGCTTGGTGTTTTTAAGTTTTAAATAAGGAGTTAGATTAATGTCTAAAGTTAAATTAAAGTGGCATGTCCAATCTGCACCCACAGGGCGTTACCGTAGTTTTGAATCTAGGGGATTTCCTAGTGCAGACTATGCTAATCTTCCAAAAGCACTAGCTGCTGTTAGTTTGTCATGTAAAGACGAGTATATCCCCTCAGATGTCAAAATTGGTAAACACTCTGAAATTACAATTCATATCGCCTTTTGGCATGAAGACAAGAAAGGTTTTGATTGGAAGCAGTTGAAATCTAAAGCTAAAACTTTAAAAGAGGCGAAAGAGATTGCAGAAGATTTTATTAACACATATCCACAGGTTCAACCTAAAGAACATCATTGGAATTATTAAAGGAGAATAATTATGGTTACAATTAGTACAGTAGAAATCTTTGCTGCACTTGGTGCTGTAGCATTAGGCGGTATAATGGGTGGATTGTGTGGGACAATGGTGTTTAAATTATTTAATAAGTAAGGGGAAACTAAATGACTGAATCACAAAAGGCTTTTAAAAGATGGTTTGATGCTAACTATGCAGTGTACTATGGTCAACAAGCACCAATAGCTGTCAAGGCGGCATGGCTGGCAGCCGAAGCCTACTGGCATGGGCAAGAGCAAAAGGAACTAGAGTCCAAGGAAATAGTTAGCGCACAGTTAAGAGAAAAACAAGAGCGACTACTAGATGCTGTAGTTGATGAAGCACGTTATCAATAAGGAGTTAAGTAAATGAACAAAGAATACAAACCAGTGAACATCAGCTACCGTGAGCATTTCAAACTTCATGGTTATTTGTCCCTGACAATGATTGAAGAGCTTCTTGACAAGGTTGACGAGCTTGAGGGGCGGGTTTCCACGGCAGAGCATGATGCTGAAGAATCTCACAACGAAATGGTTTACTGGAGGGAGCAATGCGAAAATATGGATTAACCCTTGCTGTGTTGTTAGTTCCTTTCGTTGCAATAGCACAACCCTCTGAGCTTGACTGTCTCACAACTAATGTCTTCTTTGAAGCGAGAGGTGAATCTAAGCGCGGTATGCAAGCAGTGGCTGATGTTACACTGAACAGGGTGAAGCACTCAGCTTTCAAGGCTCAAGATACAGTGTGTAAGGTAGTGTTTGCACCGTATCAATTTAGCTGGGTGAGTCAGCAACCTAAGAAGCGCATCCAGAAGCTTTTAAACAGGGATTTAAGCGATTTAAAGGACAAGGACTTAGCTGCATATCAAAAAGCACAAGAAGTTGCTGTAAAGGTTTTAAATGAAGGGTACAAACCTTTGCTACCCTCTTGGGTGATTTCATTTCATTCTGTTGGTATTACACCACAATGGGTAAATAGTATGAGAAAATACAGTACAATAGGTGGGCATGTGTTTTACGGTTTTAAACGAAAGGGAATGAAATGAATCTACAAGAGTTTAAGGAAGAATACAGCGGAGCGCCAATTAATGTGGTTGAACTTGCTTGTTCAATAATAGACCACTTAGATTTAGATGGAGATATAACTCACGACCTTTATCACAGTGCCTCAAGTTTTATAAGTGCATATAACACCTTCACCCGTACTTTGTTTGATGCTAATATTGAGTTAGGTTAACTATGAAACTAACAAAACAACTCTTACTGTCCTGCATCCTAGGTCTAACACTAGGTGCTACATCAGGGCTTGCCAAAGCAGAACCAAACACCAAGGACTTTAACCCAGAACCGTTTAAGGTAGTCTGTGTCAAAAACTCCCTGTATCTGGTCTGGGAACATCGTGATCTGGTTGTGCAAATCAAGGGTATATTCTGCAGCAATACAGAAGACCTTGTTAAGTTACCAAAAGTTACAAATATTTTGTAGAGATTTCATAAATAACTCAAAATCCATGTACACTCCAAGCATCTAAACAAAAGGAGGAGTCAATGTCAAACAAGATTAAAATCCAAATTCTTGAGTATGTCCTTGAGAACTTATGGGATGGAGTAGGTGATTACCGCTCAATGTATATTTGTAATCTAATTGAAAATGCAGATATTGATACAAGGGTACAAGACAAGTTCCGAGATATTATAGCTGAAAGATTGGACTATGCATTTTGCCTGAAAGTTTGGCTGCATTCAAACGGTGTTCCATTGATGGACTTAACACCTAAAAATGTTCAAGCACATCGCAGGGCTTGGGTTAAGTTATTGATTAAAGAATTTGGAGGGAAATGAAATGTCAAAGTTATCAAAAGTATTTAGAGATGCTAATAAGTTAGTGTGGGATGGTGGTTGTACTTATACTGATGCACATGAGAATGGTTTTAAAATGTACATTTGTCACAGCATTGAAAAAGTAATCCAAGGGGCTTTGCAAACTAAGGCTAAAACTATTATTCTTTCTCGGTTAGGTGTTAATAACAATGGGGAGTGCCACACTGTCGTTAGTTATCTACGTGAGGTGCTAGGAATTTCTTATGAGGACACAACAGATGGTTTTAGAGTACAAAAATACCGTAAAGATTGGTTAACTGCACTAGAGCAAGAGTTCAAAGAAATTGAAAATAAGTTCCCGAAAGGAGTGCATCATATTGATGGTAATAAAAATAATTGGGATATGAGTAACCTCGTGAAGCTAAGAAAACCCAATAATTTTAGCGGATTTTAGGAGTTATCAGGATTTTATGGTAGAATTGTAAGACTCAATCAGGAGTTAAGTTTTTAACAAAAAGGAGTGAATTATGGGTAAAATTATCGCAGGGCTTTTATTATACATTACAATTATTATTGGAGGAATCTATGGGTGGATTATGAACATTGTTCAATTAGTTCAGAATGATATTGTCTGGACTTCTGGTATGTCAATTGGACGTATCATTGGTATTTTTGTTGCACCTCTTGGTGCTGTGTTGGGTTATTTCTAAAGGAGACTATATGAAAAAAGTATTTAAAGGTCTAGCTGTAGTTTTGTTTGCAATGGCTATTACAGCTTGTGGTGATAAACCAACAGTGGAGAGTGTCATGCGTGACGGCGGAGCAGTGCATAAGGAAAACTCATTTTCGTTTGTAACAGTAGAGGAGCAGCGTAACCAAGGTCGTGCTAATGCCTCTGCAAGCGCAGCGGAATATCAACGTCAAAACCCTCGTCTACAAGGATGGGACACTATCATCAAAGCGGATACAATGCACAGTAGCACCTGCCCTCAAGGTGATGGTTGGGCAGAGGTTGTATTTATGCGAACTGAACGAGAAGAGGGTAAGACAAAGAATCTCCAGATTGAAAAGGCAACAACAATGTGCAGTACAGTCTCAACAGCACAAGGGTGTGTGATGGTTAGTCCAGTAGATAATTGGTCAAAACATCCAGCTAAAGGCAAGGATGGCGCTTGCCAGAGTACACTTGAAGTCCCATTTCCGCTGCCAAAAGTAGCAGGAGCTAAGTCTTGAACACAATTGGATTATTTGCTGGACGTGGTGATGTCATCCTTTCAATGATGATTGCATTTTCAGGTGGAGCATGGGTTGGCTACAAGTTGAATGATTTTGTAGCTTGGGTGAAGTTTAAATGCAACAAAAAGGAGAAAGTATGATTTTGAATAATTCAGGCGTAAGCCAATTGGTACTAGGGCTAATGGCTAAGGTGATTTCACCTTTTGCAAGTAAAGAACCAAAGACGTATAACAACCGTAATATGTTAACTAGCTCAGATGAAGTGATTACAGCGCATAATAGCTCTGTTGAGACTCGTCAAGTAAAGCGAAGTACAGAACGCTTAAACAAGAAATTGGGTAAGTAATCTTTCTGAGGTGTTTTCGTAAGAGGGCATCTTGGAAAGAAAATTTGAAAATCTTGTAGCTATTTTGTAAAGATTTCAGAAATTTTACAGGATTTTTGGTGACATTCTGAAAATTATGTGGATAATTTATAGGTATTTTGAATAATTTAGGAGATTTTATGGAAAACACTGGAGACTTAGTTTATCGCCTAAGAGAACGTGCTAGAATACGTAGGCAGATACCGACAAAGAGGAGTGTATTACTTGGTGAAACTGATAGACTTGCTGACCTACTTGAAGAAGCTGCTTATGAGATCGAGAGAATACGTTTCATTGAGAAACAGGTAACTCTTATGGAACATTTAGAATTTGAAAGGAGTAATTAATGGATATCTATAGTATTGGTGAAGAGAAATGCATTGACGGCGTTTGGGGGCGTGAAGTGAATGGGAGGTTTTACGATTGGGTATCTCAAAATGACGGAGAGGGTTTATACCGTAAATTAGATATTGATAGTTTGTTTTATCAGCCCTATGCTGCTTATGATGCTAAGGTTAGCCTTAACGGAGAGACTGTGTACGTGCAAAGTAAAGAGTATTTAAAAGCATACACACCTAAACATATCAAAGACCTTGAGAACCTAAAGCGTGGCGATATTGTTTGGGTTATAACCGGTGGTGCTTGGTCAGTAATGACATTCTGAGGATACGGATATAGTAAAGGTACTTTCTAATGCGTAGATAAGTTCAGTTTTTCAGGTCTTGTTCACCTAAATAATGTATTGGAAGTGAAGGAAGTGCATATTAAACGTCCCTTTAACATCTAACCTCTAAACGCCTATAGCTCAATGGACAGAGCCTCAACCTTCTAAGTTGATTATCCAAGTTCGATTCTTGGTAGGTGTACCAGAATTAATAACCCAAGGAATGCTTACAAAGCTCTCCAAGAGATTTTATAAACCCCCAGTAAGGCTAACCCCTTCTGGGGTTAATTTTCGTCTGTAAGCCTTAGCTACGCAGTAGTGGGTGTTAAGTAGGATTCGATTTAAAAAGTCGTATCGGAGTAAATGGTTTTGATTTGAAAAGCCGTGGGTGGTGCAATGGTTCAAAGCGAAAAAGCCGCTACGGGTCTTATGGATAGAGTTTGTTTTCTTTCAAAGATATTCAATTTGGAAAGCCGTGGAGGGGTTTAAGGCTACAGCAGTGGGTACTGCAGCAAAGGTTACAATTTGTAGCAGTTGTAAGGTTTGTAACAAATTGTTTCAAAGTGTAAGTAAGGTTACTTTAAGGCTATGTTGTGACTGGTTAGTAAGTTATAGGTGTAAAAAAGCCCGCTAATGCGGGCTAATTAGGCAGCTTAAAAACTCTAAGGTTTAACTAATTAAATACATTTTAAGCCTTAATTAATCAAAGTAGCTGAAATCGAGTGTATCCATTTGTTACCCTCTAAGAATAAAAGAGAACCGTTGGAACTGACACGGAGGATTTTACCCGTTTTTAATTCGCCATATGAAATATATTGCACAGTATCCCCTATTTGAAATAATGCCCTCATTTTTCAGTTAATCCTAGACATCTGGCTAATTGGGTTAATGTAGTATTAATCGTTTCACAATTTTTGAACTGTATTTGTACACTATCAGAGTGGACATTTGTTGTATTGACTGTTTCAGCATCTGCAAAATATTGAGTATTAGTTTGCCCCATAATGATCCCCCCTATGCCTGTAATGTGCTAATCAACTACTGACTAGCTTTCAATATTACATAAGTAAGATTATACACATAAAGCAAGTAATGCAATAAAATAATTATTTGAATTGTAACAATCTGTAATGATTGTAGCATAAAACCAACACGTCAAAACGGCTTACAATGTGTTATTTTAGAGATTTAATACTAGGGTAGCCAAACTTAGAATAATCGCTCTAAGGACTTATAAATTGAATAGCTGTAACAAAGTACTTTAATTTGTAACTATTTGTAATATTACTTGACACCTTAGAATTTATGTGCTAGTCGGTTACTTATTGTTACAACTTATTTATTGACAAACTGCAGATAATGTACTAATAAAATATATTACAAACAGTTACACCTGAAACCATTGACAACCCTTTGATTTTATGCTAGCAAGTCTATTACATTTAGTAACAATATTAATTTGACAGTATTAAAATTTTGTGCTGCAGCTCTGATATATGTTCTAATTGCCTAGCATAAAATACAATTTTAGGTGTAACAAGGTGTAATAATTCGTTGTTTATTAGAGACAAAACGCACAGAATCGCTCAGATAAATTTTTTGATACTAGGACAGCTTGAACGTCAAATAATCTGTTTAAATCGCCCTATTCCATAATCTGTAACATTAGACAGCTAATTTGTAACAATTCAATGTATTACCTTGATTAATGAAATATTAACGTATTTAAGAACATAATTTGGTTGTGCCTGATTTTAAGCACTAACTTATAAAGGTTTAAAAATGTTTACTTATATTGCATTGTATCGTGGCAAACAAATTGAGCACACGGCAGCAACGTCTTACGCTGCACAATTAGTCGCGGTTAAACAATTTAAAGCGAAAAAATCTTATGAAGTAGATGTTTATTTAGTAGCAAAGCCAAACAGTGAAACTGTAACGCAAGTTATTACTAATTAATTGTAAAACATTGTAACGGTCAACAAAAATAGCCAATTTACAGATACAATCTAAACATCAACAAAACGGGAAACTAATATGCACAATCGTTCAGAGTTTACAGCAAGTCAACAATTGCAAGCTACAATCAAGCATCATAATTTCAAGGTGTCAAAAAATGAAACTAAGCCGTCAATTGTAGCATGGTTCATTTTGATTTTTGGCGCGGTTGGGTATTTATTGTCACTTGCTTATTTTGCTAACTAATGCTTGAATTTATGCTCTATTACATAATCTTTAAAGACCAATTAAACAATATACGCTATATGACATCGTCTAATACACACACGGATTTCAACGGAATACAGTACAGAGCTATTGAATTAACAGAGGCAAAAGCTCTAAATTTTATTAAACATAAAAAGAAACTAGGTTATAAGCAAAAATTTGAGATGTTAGAGGTTAAAAATTTACAAACTATTACAGCTTAAACTGTAAAATTCAAGTTATAATTAAAGTTCACTAACTAAAGGTTTACCGTGAAAAATACGATAATGGTAGAGGGTAGAGGGCGTTTAGTCTGTAGAATTTATGATATAGGTGATACTGCAGTTGATAGGTATACAATAGCATTTAAGGGTTATCGTTCAAATGATGGGCGCAGTATGATTTACCCTTATTTAGCCTCTAGTGAGTACCCTTTTCACCCTCAAGGATTCGGGCAACACGGTGAGTTGGTTAATATAGAGTGCAAAGGTAAACACTTAGGAAAGCGTATAGAATTTGAGGCATTACCTGATGCTGTGAAAAAGTTTATTTTGCAAAGTATTTAAAGGTATACAATGGAAACAATAGCGCTATCAGTTTATCAGTCTACAATCGCACCTGCTCCAAAATGGGAATATTACTCTACAGAGGAAATTAAACAACATAAAGAAAATGGATTTATATACGCAGTAATTGAAACGTCGTATGATCAATTTATGAAGGCGCATTGTGTAGTATTGGAAAAGTACAACGAAGCTATCGACGAGCATTTGAGTGAAGATTCAATTTAACATTAGGGTGATACTATGACTAAGAAAATAAAGTTTCCACGGTTTAACAGTTACGCATTAGAAGGTGACTCTATAACATGGGAAAGCGAAGGTTTTACATTAACAGCAACGCTTAAATATGATGGCGATACAAAACCAACTGATTATGAATGCTATAGCCCTATAAAAATCAAACAATGGAAAAATGACGAATGGTTTTACGTGGGTGTGATTGTGTCAGTTAGTAAAAATGGGATAATACTAGATGACCATGCAGCTAGCCTATGGGGTGTTGATTGTAATTACAATAAAACATCTAATAAGTATTTGTCTACTGTAGCCAAAGACATGGAGCGCGAGGCTATAGAATGCGGTAAAATTGAATTAAAGCGAATGATTGAGAAATTACAGTAAACACAATAAAGGGTATATTATGCGAATTATTGAAACTAAGGTTTATTTGTACAACGAGTTGTCAGACGCTGCAAAGCAAAAGGCGCGTGACTGGTACACAAACGGGCTTGAGTTTATACCGGATGGCGTGATTGGTGACGCAAAGCAAATGGCGGTTATTTTAGGCGTAACGGATTGTAAGGTATTCTATAGTGGTTTCTGGTCACAAGGTGATGGCGCTTGTATCAACGGTGACTACAGCTATAGTAGAGGCGCGTTAAAGCGTATCAAAGAGTATGCACCACTTGATGCGGTATTGCATGGTGTAGCAAAGCGGTTGCAAGATGCACAGCGCAAAGCGTTCTATAAATTAGAGTGCAAAATTAAACACTCGGGCAATGAATATGAATTTACAGAAGAGGGTAACCGCTTATGATTTTATTTCAGATAGCGGGGATTTGTGCCTTGATTGTCTACGGCTTATTTGTGCTTTTATTTGTGTTTGTTACGGGTTATTGGTTTGTTTGTTCTATTAATAAAAGGGGATAAGATGAGAGTCCTAGTAGATGATTTTTACAACAAAGTTGCAACTGAATTAAAACGGGTTTACTTTCCAAGTGACTTACACGGAATAAATGCTAAATACTTGGGTATGCGGTACAGTGTAGAATTATTTTCCAATGGTTGCATTAAATACGATGCTCTACTAAATAAACTATCTAAGCAATGCAATACAGATAAGACAACTATTCACGGTACAGTGTCAAAATATATCAACGCAGATTTTACCTTCACAATTAAAGGGACAAAATGAAAATCGAAACTACGGAATTTTACAAAATGGCACGGAATACAGCACCTAAGCGCGAGCATGTATCAAAGCGTCAAGCTTGGGAAAATAAAGCGTATAGTGGTAAGGTTCAAAGGGATAAAGTGAAGGTTAGAGATACTTACAAACTGTTTCAATTGTGATTGGTTTATTAATGAAAAGGGTTGTATAATTCATTCAGGCATTAATTTTGATGCTGTAACTAGGAAAACAAAAATGAAATATTTATTATTGACTTTAGTATGCACTTTAGCCCTTACAGCTTGCGGGGATTGTGTGGATAATGCGCCTGAAGCCTTGACTCTCGAAGGGGTTACGCCCGTAGAATTACCCGTATTGTCACCCGTGCCGCCTACGGTAATAGGTTCTACTGTAGTTCCCGCTACTGTAACTCCTGAACCTGAACCCGTTCAAGTGTGCCCAGAATCTAACACATGTTCACCAAGTCCAGCACCTCTACCACCTAATCGTGTCCCCTCTGTAGTCACCCCTAGCCCTGAACCCGTGTGCATTAGAGATAGTAGCCCTTTAGTTGATATGGGCAATTACTTAATTGACAATTGCGGCAATAAGTACGGAAAAACTAACTAGATAGCTTTTATAGCGTTTTATTTGATAGAATGCTATAGAGGTTAATTTTGACCTATTAGGGACTATTTATTATGGAATACTTGAATCATTCGGACTATTTGAAGCTATCCAAGGCAAAGCAAAAAGAACATGATAGATTGTACTCTGAAGCATGTTTAAAGGATATTAAATCTGGCACTACCATTTATACAATGGTTAAGCATGTTTCAAGCTCTGGAATGAGTCGAGACATTGCACTTTATTATGTCAGCGAGGAGCGTATTTGTGATATTAGTTATCATGTGGCACATGTGTTAGGTAATCAAAGGGCTAAAAACGGCGGGGTGAAGATTTCAGGTTGCGGAATGGATATGGGTTTTTCATTGGTGTATGATTTAAGCTGTACTCTGTTTCAAGGACAGGATAGAGCGGGTTATATTCTCAAGCACGAATGGTTATAATTAACTATTGCAATTTGTTGCAAGTAGGGGTATAATATGATTAAAGAAAATATTGAAATAGATTGGCTGGATAAAATCAATGGGTTAACTGTAGCTAATGCAATTGATTACCTGAGAACATTGAATCAGTCTCATAGCTTAACAGCTTACCCAGATGGCGATGACTTACACGGTGTTGATCAATACAGTGGTTTGTACTACGAACGTGAAGAGACAGACGAAGAACTTAAAGCGGGCAGAATACAAAAGATTGAGGCTAAAATAAGGGATTGTGAGTATAATATTAGATACAGGCAAAAAGAAATTGCTGCGGGGTATAATATCGCACATCATACAATAAGCCTTGACAAGTCTATCAGTAACCTTGAAACCTTAAAAGGTGAATTACTGAAATTAGGTGTATAATATGAACATTAAAAAAATTGATTTACCAGCATATTGGGCTATCGCACTGGTTAACAACACTTCAAGCATTGTGGTGAACGTGAAGACTTAGAGGCGCGTGACTGGCTAGAAGCTAACCCTAATGCGGTTATGCATTGTTGCAGTGATGAATCATATATAGGGCGTTATAATGGCGTTATGTGTGATATGCTAACCTATAGCTATACAGAGGGGTAATGATATGACTAAGCTAGAACGCTTGAATAAGGGAGTAAGTGCTGTATTCAAGCATGATAACGGATCAAGGTGTATTGTGCAACATATATATATATGGTACTGTATGCACTTACTCGGTGACAATATATGCTAAGGGTAAGCGACTACCTTACTACGGTACACAAAGAAGCCATGCAAGTGATGCAATCAAGTATGTTAACGGGTTGGGGTTTGAGTGATGTAATAAGGGGTGCAGTATAATGCATATAGTATGCTAGGTAGGTGCAGAATGCTACACATTAGAGCGACCTCTCTAATTACCCCTCTCAAAAACAAACTCCCTTATGCTATCATTATTAATAACTTATCCACATAGTTATCCACAGTCATAAAGCATAGCATCAATCATAAATTATCGTTGCATATCATAGGGTTACAGCCCTTAGATATTTTAAAATCGTTATGAATTAGAGGACAGGGGGCGGAGGTTCTCATCAAGCACCACTTCCATACATCATCCCCAATTAATGAAACAATCATAGTATTGAATCAATTCAGCATTCTTACTACAGCCTAAACAATCTTATTACAGCCCTACCTATATAATAACCCATCTCAAAGGACAGCTAGGAAGGCTTTAACAGCCCTACAGCGTGTTTAAAAGACCTAGGCATATCAGTGCCTAATAAAGCATTATAAAGCGTCCCAGAGGGTTTTAATCCTTACAAGGTAAACAAAGCTCCTCGTCTCTACCGAGACTCGTCGCCACACTCGCTCACCGCCTATCGTCGGTTCGCTCATGCCCAAGGTTTAGTTGTCCTTGTCCCAGATATATTCCCCAGATGGAATAAAACCCCAAGGTCTTAAACAAGCCTTGTAAAATTTTAAAAAAGGTAGAATCTGTAAAACACGTCTGGTGTTGAGTGAACATCATGTATTGATACAACCTCAAGGCTTGTCAGTAGATAAAGGATGGTAGAGGTTCATGCTTCGCATGAGATTAGACACAACCTGTCCTACGGACATCTTTTACACATTACTATATAGATATTTTTATAACAAAAAGATTCTTTATAACACATATTAAAATAGTGTTTTCTATACAAAAGATAGTAAAATATATTTTCTTTAGGTGTGTTACAACTTCGTGCATAGCACGAGGCATTGATAAATCTTCGATGTTTCACATCGAGTCTTGACTCAACCCAGCTCTACGAGCTATTTTGCACCAACTCAAGGTTGAATACAAGGAGATTAAATTTGTAGTTTCTTTCATTCTTTTGGTTGGGAGAAGGAGAAATTTGTAGTTAGGAGAGAGAATACCTTAACAAACATTAAGGATTAGTTTTCTCTACTTAGGTGCGAACGGATCGTGTCTACGCCACATCTTTATTACACTTGTTAGTAAGTACTAACATTTAGTTACACCTTAGATGGTGCGGTGAGCATCCATCTATTGATACATCCTTGAGTCTTTTCTAGGTCTTACCAGTGAGGTTTATCTGTATTCTTTTCTCTTTAGGGAAGAGTGCTCTAAGTCCTTGATTTAAAACACTATTTCACCTAAACATTTTGCACGGTTGCAAAATCTTTTGAGATTAACCCTACCCTAACCACTCCACAAATAGTTCCTTCATCCTCTTGCTCAAGAACGTAACATTCATAGGTTTACCATCTCTAATACAACCACGGAATAGCCACTGTATAGCCTGATTCAGTGCAAAGGCTTCTTCGTCAACATCATAACCATAGCTATTCAAATAAGATTTAACTGTCACATTGTTAAAAATATTAAACGCATGAATAGCATAAGTCTTGTGAGCAAGCTCATTTGTAGCCCTCATATTACACGCAATCATGTTGTCGAAAGGAACATTCCTAGTCTTGATTTTAGAGAAGCTGCCCAATGGGATTGTAAAGAATATTTCTGATTTTGGAACCTTCTGTGAAGTGTGTAAGGAGTTAATCAACTTTCTCACATCATCAGGGTTTACCCCATTAGACCTTACATTATTAGATTCCCACCAAGACGATGACAAGTTAAACCTTGTTTGCTTCTCTAGGAACTTCTTCACAGAAGGTGGTTCAACAAATTCTATCAACCCTTTTACTTTCTGTTTGTTTTCAGAATTAGATACCCTAAGCGGAATAACCAACGGCTTATGACTTATTTTGTGCAACTCAAGAAATGCTTGCATTATCGAGCCACTGAAGTTATACGTCAATAGAATAAACCTGTCAGCATTGAGCACTAAATCTGGAGACAGGTAAGTGACCAGCATGTTATTCGAGTTCTTTTCACCGTACAGACAACCTCTATCACATAGTCGTTTAATATCCCCATAGCGAGCTTCATCAGACATCTCTGTTTTCAAGAACGACATCCTCCCTAGGTTTTCAACATCCTTACTCAACATCTTTTCAGAGTAGAGGAAGTCAATGTCCTGTTTACTGATCTTAAAAGCGTCTATAAGGTTAAGTTCTTCATCACAAATAATTTGATACTCTTGCAACTTTATTAAATCAATGTGTTCTTGCTTGAAGTGCAAGGTCAGAGCGTGGGTACAGGCGATGTTATACCCTTCCCTCAAGAACTCAAGAATCTGAGGTGCGAGTCTACCATCATCATCCTTAGCTGTATAGAACACCATATCAACTCTATCTGATTCAAGTGCAACTCGCACATCTATTTCTTGCTTCATGGGGCTAAGGTACAGGTAGGGTTTACCTTGATTCTTTGCCATGTAGTCAAAGATACCGTGAGTCTTACCACTGCCGCATAAGGCATCTACTATTTCTATTTGTTTAGTCATCCCTTCTCCATAATTCGTTCTTCAATCCTATTCTTAGCAACCTCAAAGTATTTATCATCCTTTTCAATACCGATAAAGTTTCTGTTTGTGTTGACACAGGCTATACCTGTTGTCCCTGAACCCATACAATTATCTAGCACTGTGTCACCTTCATTTGTATAAGTCCTGATAAGATACTCCAGTAGTGCAACAGGTTTTTGCGTAGGATGTAAAGACTCTGTTTGTTTGTCGGACTGGAATTTCAAAACACTTCTAGGATACCTCTCAGTGCTACCACCTCCAGAGATGATAGAGGTCTTACCGTATATTTCCCCATCTCCATTACGTTTTGTATAGGTGTTAACTGGAGTTTGTCCTGTTAATTTTTGAGGGTTATAAGTTGGCAGCTTTCTATAAAACACTAGAATGTTTTCATGTGCCTTCATTGGTATTTTCTTAGCATTCAGGTGACCCGTTGCCGTGGTCTTTTCCCACACCCATTCATAGCGGAGTAATGGAAGATTGCTTGAACCAAGTACCTTGTCAAAGGGTGTTTGAGCATGAAGGACAATAGCAGCGTTTTCTTTTGCGACTCTAAGGTACTGCTCCCAAAGCGACTCAAGGGGAAGAGGGGTATCCCATTTACAATTGGTAGTACCATACAGTAAGTCACACAGAACCAAATCCACACTCCCATCGGGAATACTCTTCATAAGTTCCAAACAATCACCGTGTTTTAAATCAATCATGTTTTTCCTCCATAACTAAATCAATTCCTGTTCTAACGCACTCACAATCCACAGGTACAAAGACCTTGATTGTAAATCCATCCCCTCCACCTCGAATACTAGCATTATCAAGTATCCAATCAAGTCTATCTCTGTCTCTTTGAAGTTCTTCTAATAGGTCAGCAGCTTCTGAGAATGTGCTAGAAGCCTCATCAGCGTGTCCTGCGTGAGCTTGTCGCAGTTCTTTTATCAGTTCAGGTGCATCAGTCATTCTGTTATCTCCCCATCCACATAATATCAATTGCTACCTCACGGACGACATCACCAGTAACCTTATCCTCAAACTTGCGAAGTAAAGATAGCTCAAGCTCTAAATCCTTGATATACTGGGTTGTGCCTATTGGTAAGACTTCAAAATCTTGCATATCTAACTCCTTTTTGTTTAACATTCCTGAATTATAATCTAAATTCTATTAATTACATTTGTTTTTATGTAGTAATTTGTAAAATAAACGTAAAAATACCCCAAAGGCTTTCACCAGTGGGGTGGGGTTTATTTCTTCGTAACTTTCTTAGCTTTTGTTGACTTAACCGCTAACTTTTCAACTTTAGCAATATCAGCTTGGATTTTCTTTTGTTGAACTTCTTGGTACTTTGCTCTAGCTTCAAGGCGTTGAATAATCTCATCCGAGTCAAAGTAGAAGTCCCTCCCAATTTTAAGCTCTTTAATCTCTTGTTCACTAAGGAAACCCTCATACAGTTCACTTGTCAGCTTATCTAGCATTTTCTCAGAGTAACGAGCCATTGAGAATATCTCACCCTCTTTACCTCCAAACTCAAAGCTGCACGAATGCAACATCATGCTACTGTTCTTAGTAACAACTACTTGTGGAGCTTGTAAGAATATCATCGCTGCGGCTGATGCAAGCAACCCTGCACCAATGACTACTACATTACCTTCACAATCTTGAATAGCTTGGATAATTCGTTGAGCAGCATCTAGTCTGCCTCCTGAACTGTCAACATAAATAGCCATCTCATCGTCTTTACTCATGTGCCCCATGCAGTGAAACAAGTCCCTGTAGTAAGCTGGTGCTTGAATATTTGAATCAAGGTGGTATTCGTAGTCATTACAGCAGATTCGGCGGTGGTAAATACCTGACCGTGAAACCCTCATATTATCCTCAAAGTCGTCTAACTCATCACCGCCTTCTTCGTCTGCTCTAGTCTTGCGTTTACCGCCTAGGTTGAAAGTAGGCTTGGTTGGATTCTTGCTGTGGTTTTTATATTGCATTTATTTGTTTCCCCTTCTAGTTACTGTACGCCTTGATTACAACCTTAACAAATTCACTACGCTGTACGTCTTCTACATCAAACTGATGATAAGCACAGTTAGGATATTTCGCTACCATATCACCATCGTAGTCCTTAAAGAACCGAGGTATCAAATCCCTGAGAGCATTACGTCCCTTGGAGTTCGCATACATCTGTGAATTGTCACCACAGACTACAACCTTAGAGTCCAATCCTACACGCTCAAGAAGGAGTTTAAGAATCAGTGGAGACATTTGTTGTGCTTCATCAATAAGAAGCAAGGTATTGTCCAAGGTAGCTCCAAGCATGAAGTTAGGAATCTTAAAGTGAATCCTATGATTCAAATCAGTCTCAACCTTACCTTTAGTCAATAACTGCTCTAGAAGATTCTTTGTACTCTCAAAATGAGGCTCAAGCTTAGAGTTCAGATCAGAAGGTAAAAACCCTACATCATCCAGTCCAGCTTGCACAGGTGTACGTACAATCATAATCTGCTTTGTACTATCTGCAATGTACTCTTTTACAAAACTATACAGGACACTAAGGGACTTTCCTGTTCCAGCGGGAGCTTCACACACTACCAAGTCATTCTCAATAATCTTATTTCTAAGGGTATTCTGTGATTCTGTTAGTGTAAAATTATGAATCCCGTAAGCTTCTTGCCACTGTTGTTTAGGTATTGACTTGACTCCGCGAGTAAAAGACTCTTCTTTGTCTTTACGTGCAAACTTTGATTTTTGTTTCATATTCCCTTTCAGATTTAAAAATAAAAAAGCCCATAGAATACTACAGGCTCAATGCAACCAAGGGAAGGTTGCTAACTGGATTAGCAGCAAGAACTACTAATCTGCTTTCTAATAAAGAAGCAAGGTGCTGCCCTCAGACTTAACAGCATGTTAGACTAAGCCACTCAGGAAGGAATCTTTCACTTCCCTTCCATATTTGCTCCAACTTTGCTCACGATGGAGCTGGTCTACCGCACCCCGCAGCCACATTCAAAACACCGACTGTTAATCTGCCGATACTAGGGCGGAAAAAGAAAGACCCCGAGAGCACAGTTCAATTTGCTATCGAGGCCTAGGCAGTCTGTTAGAAACTACGACACCATTTTTTTAAAATGGTTGAAAGCAACACCAACCGCGCTAACGATTGGTGCAACTGGAGGTTAAAGTGGGTCTACCGAACCAGATCGACGCACTCTACCTTTAATTAGGGTTTGTCAAGTATATAATTCCCTAACTTTGGGTTCTCAAATCCCCTGTTATTTACTTCTGCCTCTTTCGTCCGTCTACTTTTTCCACTTTTACAGGTGTTTCGACAGCTTCTGTAACCGAAGTAGGTACAGCCTCTGCTGCTGAATCAGCTTGAGCAGGAAACATTGTAAGCAAGTGCAGACTACCCAGTACCTGCGGAGAACCGAGGTTAGTATTCAAATCCAATTTATAACCATCATGCACAGCTTGTACAACTAATGGGAGCATTTCTATAAGGGACATTGTGGCGATACTTAACGTACCATCCTGATTGACTGTTATTGCCATTTAAGACCTTTCTTATTTGTTTACGAAAACTCTATTATAGCATAATATTTTGGATTGTCAAGTCTAAAGTGCCCCTAGGAAATTATAAAAACGAAGGGGTAAATCCACATTTAGAACACCATAGACTAAAGCTAAAAGAAAATGCCCAAGCCAGTTGCTAGCCCTGAACAAGATGGGTAACAATTATTTATGTCATTTTTCAGTTTAATATTAAAACGAAAAAAACCAAATCATGTTAAAAATATAATAGGGACTAGGAAAAATAGATGCTGGTAAATATTCATACTTCCACCTCGTAGATACGAGGCGCAGCGTCTAGCCATTGTTTGAAAAACGAATAGGCTTCTACATCTAACTGAAGTACTTTTCCCTCTGAGTCCCAAACGCGCAGTTTGTTGTTAGCAGTAACCCATGTGCGGGTGTGTACTTTCTTTGTCTCAGGTTTGATCTTAAAAGAATCAGGGTGAGCTATAACAGTAGTCATTAACGCTTTCAGAGTACCGTCCATGCCAGAATAGCAACCACTAAAGTGGTGCACTGTCGGTTGTAAGGTTTTACCATCGAGGTAAGCCTTAATCAACTCCACGATTTTATCATTTTTGTTTTGCATTATTTAGCTCCTTTACGTTTAACTTGCACAGCGTACAACCACTTGCTGCCAAGCTGCTGAACTGATTTAACCCACTCAGATTGGTTTCTTTGATTCAACTCCTCTGATGCGTAAGGGCTGTTAAAGATTACCTTAGCGCGTTCTTTTAGTTTTTGCTCTGTCATATTGTTACTCCTTTTTGTTTAGATGCTTGTATTATACCAGAAAAAGCAGCTATTACTGCGTTGTTACAAAGATTTACTTGTCCCTTTGACTCTAAAATTCTCACAATGCTCAACTTTAATATAATCCATCAAATCAGGAATACTGAGCCGATTTGACACCAGCGCCCAAGAACCATCTGAAAGTCTAACTTCAAGGTCTTGACCACTGCAGACAGCTTTGAGTAGTTTCCTAAGTTCTAAGTCCTTCATATTAAACTCTATAAAGTAGTTTACCTAGGAACAACTTAGCCTTATTCCACCAAGCTAACTCTAAAGACTCATCAGGTTGTGATTGAGGTATTGTCACAAGGTCATCCTTATCGAACCTGATTTCAATATCCATTGGGGCATAACTCTCGTAAACTTCGGGAAACCCGCCGCGCTCGGCAATAGTAACGGCTACGTGTTGATCACCTGCTGAAGTAGTATTTTCAAGTTCAACTGATTCCTCGTAAATCTCGTACCAAAACTCAGAACCATCAGATTCCTCTGGTGTGGTATCCCATGTAAAATTATCAGCAATAACATTGTAAATAGTTGTGTCAATGTGTCTTGAATAGCGTGTACTCCGTTCCGCAATAAGTGCAGCCAAAAGGTCGGGGCAATTCAAAGTAAGCAAGTGCTCGTAGATTGCTTGTTTTTGTTTAATAGTTAATTTTTTCATGTTTATTTCTCCTTTGTCGTTGATGATGGTATTGTACACTAGATTTCTATACTGTGCTGGACTTTACAAATTATTACGTACTGCTTCAACCAGTGTTTCAACACCTGCCTTACAAATACGACATGAAACGATATGGTGCTCTAACAGGTGTTTATTTATTAACAGATAATCCTTAGCATACTTAATCTCTAACTCAATCTCATTAATTGCATCTTTTAACCCCATCAAGTAGTATTTCTTTTGTTCTGGTGTCATACTTCCTCCGCTAAATCATTAATTTTACGCAGTCGGCTATTTGCAAGTTCGAGGTCTCCTCTTAGTGCTTGTATTTCATAAACCGCATAGTTAGCCCAATTAACAAGAGTTCTCAAATCCTCATCGTCATAATTGTTGGGGTTTAGTTCCCTATAGGTGGTCAGCAAATCATTCATGTTTCTCACCTTCGTTTGAAAAAAGAGCGATACATCCTGTGAAAACGAACAAAATAAATTGGGCAGTTGCTTGACTATTAGAAGAAGAGTTAATAAAAGAAACACCTGTAAGTCCAAACAACACAAGGTCAAGAGACATTACCCAGAACACACCTGCACAAATCAAGTACCAAAGTTTGTATTTTTTAAAGATGGTCATTTCAAAAGACTCTCCACTAATTCTTCTTTTGTTGCAAACATCTCAGCTTCACGTAACCAAACAGTCCCTAAGTGGTAAGTAGCTCCAACATCACACTCATCGAACACAAAAGACCGTGCATTTGAAATCTGGTCTTTATACACCCTTGCTTGTACTTTGCCTGATGCTATTTTATCTAAGTGCATAAACCACACTTCTTGTTCTAGTTTGTATTTCATAATCTCTCCCTTTCCTCATAAATCCGTTGTTCAATCTCTTGCCACTGCCTAGAGGATAAGTGCCGTAGAAGCTCCAGTGTACCGTTACCTAGTTTAACTTCCTCTAGTTGGACAACGGCTTGCTCAGGTGGCTCTATATCTGTCGCTGGTACAGAGGGTTCATAGTAGTAAGAACACTCTAATTCGAGATCTAGGAAGCCCCCTAGGGGTATTGTTATCATATTCATAACTGTCCATCCTGTTTTCCATGACGTTCTGTGTAGGCTGCACCTAATAGCTTTAAATTAGCCATTTCAAGCTCACGCCTAGCAACAGCAGCAGCTAATGCTGCTTCTAGTGTAAGCCACTCACGGATACCAAAGTAGGCATAACAACGATTACCGTTTATATCACACCAGTAAGCCTCATAACCCCTGATTGCATCATACTTATTACGCATAGCTTTCACACCAGTAGGTAGGTCAGTATCACGTCTGTTTTGCTTTGACATGTTCTGGTGATTAACTTTGTTAGTCACATCTCTAAGGTTTTCAATCTTGTTATTAGAAGGATTACCGTCAATGTGGTCTATGTGGTTATCAGGGAACTTACCGTAGGTTACGAACCAGACTAGACGGTGTGATCTGAAGTTGCCCCCGTTTATCCTGATTTCGATGTAACCATCTTTGGTTAGATAACCAGCCTTACTTCCAGCTCTGACTCTAGATCGAAGAGAAGGTCGCACTCTCCAATAAAACACACTCTCTGGTAACCTCAACTCCAGTAATGCTTCCACCTGCTCTAATGTAAGAGCCAATTCTTTTTTACTTGCAACCACTTCTGTTTCCTTTAGTGCAAACTATCTTCTACGCGGAAATATAATTCCTCGCCACTATCGAGACTGAATAATCTAAACTCCGTCAAATCCAAAGCAGCAATAATCCGTATAGCAATTTCAAACGTACTGTATCTGCCCAACTCTCTTGGTTCACAAGCCGCCCCACTTGGTACAATAACAACAACTTGTTCATTAGACGGTGTAAAGCTGTCCATACTGCCAACAGTGAACAATCGTGCAACTTTTTGTTCGCTGGTAAAACGTGATTGGTTAGCTGGCATGTGTGCTTCGTTTAGTGCAGGTTCAGGGTGTAATTGATTCATAAGATACTCCTTTTGTTAAAAACTTAATTATAGCACTCACCTATTAAAAAGCAAGTGCTGTTACACAATGTTACTTAGGGCGTTAATGCCAACTCATCCACCAAGGGTGCATCTGTTTCAGTTTCCTCATCATCGTTCAAAGGCTGAATAGGGCTTAACCAAGAATCAGGTATGTAACCCTCGGTAGCTTTACCATACATTGTCTTTATATTACCAGAAACAAGCCAGAAATCATCTGTGTCTATGGCTGCCCAAGCTTCACCGTGGATAATTATCTTATCCCCACGGTTATAGTGCCCTACATGCTTAACACAAGTTACAATCTTACCAATGTTCTCTTTTCTTATGGCTTTCCTAATAAAAGCTAAGTCGCCTAGTTTGCATTTCATTTATTACCCCCTTTTTTTTTCTGCATATAAAACCGAAGTTTAGCACAGATTCGAAGTAAAAACAAGTAATATTTAAGATATTTAGTGGTATTTCACTTGCTTTTTAGGTAATTTTGTGTTACAATTATTCTAATACAGAGAATATTAACTGATTCTAAGTTTTAACTTTTGAGCAACATCGCTCTACTGTAAAAAGACTCTTCGGTGAGTGGCTCTGACTAAGCTATGCATGGTTCGTCAACGAGGAATGTCTCGCTGTGTTGACGTAGACAGGGGGGATGGGCGGCTTAGAACGAGCCTCGTAATGCAGTAGCCTTAATTGGACGATTTCAAAGAACTTAAATGTTTTCTACTTCAATCATATAAGTAGAGGGGGGTTGAGCTGACAGACCATGAGCTACTTAACAACTAGCATCTGTAACTGCAAGATAGCCTAAATGATATTTATCTTTATTTCTTTATAGTTGCTCTTTATTGGGCACAGGGGATGGGGGGAGTATCGTTCAAAGATATAACTACGTCTGTACGATTTAAAAGGTAATTTATGAAAGTTTGTAGCTGTGGTGGTGTAATCACGCCACGAATGGTCAAAGAGGGTACTGTATGGCACTGCCCTTCGTGCGGGAGATATGAAGTGCTAAGTTATAAGGACGCTCTTAGTACCTTAGATGTAGTTTTCAATACAGGTAAGAACGAAAAAACCCTAAAAGAGTCTTTAATGGGCTTATCTATATGTTAGCCAGTATCCGTCAAATCAATGCAGCCCAAGTAATCATCTTGGGTGCAGTACTAATAATGCTTTCTGCAGTCCTTATGACCGTCCTTTTAACTCAGTACGCACCTCAGACATAGTGCATGGCTTAGTAGCTATTAAAGCTCCTGTAAACTTGTTTAAACACTCTAATAGACACAAGAAAAACCCCTACAGCATGGAAATACAAAGATTAAATGAACTTCTAGTCTACGAGCCATTGACAGGTGAGATATTTACTAGGCTTCCGTTTCGTAAAATGTGCCCTGATTCGGAGAACTTTATTGTTGTTTGGGATAAAGTACAACAGAAAAGAACAAAGTTCAAGGTTGATCGCCTTGCATGGCAGCTAGGTAATAACAAAAGGCTGAGGAAAAATCAACGAGTTCTGCATAAGAATCTAAACACTGACGACAACAGACTTGTAAACCTAAGCACAGTATCGCTTAGTATTTTCAGTAAGATAAATGAAGCAGCACGGAATCTCAAAGGAGAACTTAGGGTTCTTCCACATGAAAAAGACCAATATGATTTTTGTGTGCATTATTTTGAGAATAAACTTAAAAGAGCAGAAAGATTTAGTGATATTGTGTTTGCTCAAAAGAGGCTACTTGTGCTACAATTGAAGTTCGCTAAGGTTTTGACAAAATATTGTCTATTTGAATAAAGGAGTGTTAAATGAAAATTAAGAATTTAATTGAGTTGTTGAGTAAGTTAAACCCAGAGGCTGAAATCAAGATAGGAGGATGGAAAGAGCAGAATAACATCTCTCGTTACACCTGGGACAGTGAAAGCCTACAGGAGAAACACATTCACTTCTGTCGAGATAAAGATGAGAAGTTAACTGTTCACTTGGAGTTTGATATATGACAGTTCACGAACTTATAGAGTACCTTTCAGGATGCAAACCTGATGCTGTTGTTTTTATACCCGTTATAAAAAATTACAACGAAATAGAGCTAAAACCACTAGGGTATGTAGACATTGATACATTCAATGGAAAAACCTATTGTTACCCTTACGAGGCAGATAGATTAGAAATTAACTTAACCTAATTGTATTTCCCTTGACTTTATTGTAACTTTATGATACAATAGATTATCAAGCAAATTTAAACAAGGCGAGTTAAGTAAATGCGGTAAGGACTAATTCCACCGTCTCTGACTTTAAGTGCAACTTTATATCCTCTGCTTGATAATAATCCGCTTGCAATTTTTACTCTCCTTTTAATTGAACAAGCTGCAGGATTCGGTAACCTGCCTAAACTATGCTCCCCTTATAATAATAAAAACAAATGGCTAAATGTGAATTTTGCAATACGAACTTCTCCTCTGCTCTACCAGTCTGCACAAGTGCCTGTAGATTTTGTAGTTTTCCAGAGGCGATACCAGATCAAGCGTTAAAAGAAGAATTTGGAAGCCTCTTTAATCCAACAGGTGTTACTCAGGTTCCAAAATACGAAGATTTTGAAGAATAGTGTTGACAATTAGCACGATTGTGCTATAATTAAGTTTCTCAGCAAAAAGAAGGTAAACAGTTTACTCGTCTTCTAGGATTGTGTACCACAAGCTGATGACGCTTCGGAAAGACGAAGACTAATTAAATATAGCGGGATAGCTGTTGGTTGCACAGCAAGGCTCATAATCTTGTGTACGGACGTTCGATTCGTCCTCCCGCTTCCAAACAACCTAAGATACTGAGACTGTTAGGGGTTTCCTGATAGACGCGCACTCAGTTGTAAGTTGTAACCTGTCTTGCCAGAAGCCATTACGCTTTGGAAGGTTTGACCGAGCTACGTAGAGGTAGCACTAAATAACATGGCTCCCGTCGGTCAGATACATTTAACTGCTTGGGGTTCTTTTACATTACTTGGTAGCTCAATTGGCAGAGCACTAGCCTCCAAAGTTAGTGGTTCTAGGTTCAATTCCTAGTCGAGTAGCCATCACAAAGGAAACAGGATGATTATCGAAACTATTATAGGCTGTGTTATTGTCGCAGCAGGTTACTACTTCTACAAAGAGCATAAAAAAGACTCTAAGCAAGAAACACCACTTGCTGCACCTATCCCCTTAGCTGGACGATATACAGGCTTATTGACCCCTCCTACAGCTCCTGATGGGTCAATGCTGGCTTGGGCAGCACCTAACGATGAACATGCTCCTGCTTATACCGCAAAGATTTTAGCGGAGCGCCCTGATTGGCATCTTGCGGGGTATTGCCAAGCTGGTACATGGGACTTTACTGTGCATCCTGATAATAAGATTACAGGTGCTGCATTACTGTTCAGTGAATACAGTGAACCGATTATGGGGACACCCTCTGTAGACGGTAACGGTAATGTTACTATGGCACTTGCAAGCCACTGGATTAGCCTTTCGTTTAAGGATGGGAAGGTTACTGGGAAGCTTTGGGAGGGTCACGATGAGCTGAAACGTTCTATTGTGGCTGGTAATAAGGTTTAAGAAGAATTAGCTCTTGTAACTCAATTGGTAGAGTGCCAACCTTGTAAGTTGGAAGTAATGGGTTCGAAACCTGTCGGGAGCACCAAGACCCACCTTAGGGCATGTTGTGAAGTCGGTAAGCTTAAAACGCTTGGTGTCACACACAGGAAGTAAGCGCCTGTCTAAATAAAGACTTACCTTAATTTTAACAGAGTCGCCTAGGGCGGCTTTTGGCGTTTCAAGGATTTAATTATGGCATTTCAAAAAAAAACAGCAGAGGGTGAGTATGACCCAAAGATTAACCTCAACGGCAGACCCAAAGGTGACGGGAAAAAGTTGACGAATAGGGAAGTGCGCGAGAGGGAGTTTTTGTCGCTCTTGCGCAAGTTAAAGCCCTTAGTTGCTCAGTCGATTTCAACGGCTTGTAAGATTATGGGGAATGAAGAAGCCTCACATATGAATCGCTTAAAAGCTGCTACGATTATTTTGAGTGAGTACAAATCGGCTTTAGAGAACACTTATAATGAGAATTATGATGAGGCTGAAGCAGAAGAGGTGCAGCCAACAGGCAAGGGTGCAGTGTTCAGTTTAAAGATGATTTCCAATAATGACGAAATCAAATAAGAATAATAAATAAAGGATTTAAATGTCAGGTGAACTTGTATTTGCTCCTGCATCAAGGGCACAGGAACAGTACCTCCAGAGTGATGCGGATATAACTTTTACGGGGGCGCTGCAGGGGCAGGTAAGTCCTTTTGCCTTCTTGGTTCATTCCTAAAGTTCTGTCACCACCCTCGAACAAGGGGTGTGATATTCCGTAAGACAACAAAACAACTTAGTAACAGTGGCGGTCTTTTTGATGCAGCTATCCAACTATATAAAAAAGTTGACCCAAATTTAAAGATTAGAAACCGTGACT